GGTATCGTAGTCGTTGATGATCTGCGTTTCTTTAATGAGTATATTGGTGTACGTAGTAATCCGCATTATCATCTTATCAAGATTAAAGATCGCGGCTACCAGTATAGCTTAATCTTCAAAATCAAGCGATGGATCAGTAAGCACTTGTTCATACCACTTGTACATAAATCTGAGCTACCATTGCAGGATTGTTTCTTCGACAGTATAATCCATAATAACGGCGACCTGCAAGAGCTTCAGGAAGAAGTGACACACATTCTAGCGAAAGCACTCCATGGGACTGTTTGATGCATTAGACGCAACCTGCGCACAAGGCGAGCTGCGTGAGAAGATAATACGTGCACCCTTCGGTTATCCTGGCGGTAAGACTAGGAGCCTGAAATACATAATCCCACACCTGCCACAACGACAGGTGTGGGTTGAGGTATTCGGTGGATCTGGTGTCATAACGCTGAACAGGCACCCCAGCAAACTGGAGGTATTCAATGACAGATACTCCGGTGTCACTAGCTTCTATAAGTGCATGCGTGATCCTGTGCTGTATAATCGTCTGTGCGAGTGGCTTGATAATACTCTGCATAGCCGTGAAGAGTTTGTTTTCAACCGTGACACCTGGGAGTCTTGCCATGATCCTGTCGAACGCGCTGGCCGATGGTTTGCGATGGTTAATTATTCCTTTGCTTCTCTTGGCCGTAATTGGGGGCGTAGTACTACACCGGGCGTCCAATTTGCTGGTCGTGTGCGCAATAAGATTAAGGATCTACCGGAGATTCATGCGCGTTTTAAAGGGATACAAGTCGAAAACGCATCCTGGGAGAATCTGTTGAAAGATTACGATAGTCGTGATACGGTATTCTATTTGGATCCACCATACGTGGATAGTTATAGCGGCACTTATCAGCACGAAATGTCTATCGAAGACCATAAGCGTCTTATTGATACAGTGTTCAGTCTCAAAGGCTTCGTAGCTATAAGTGGCTACCATAATCCCCTCTATGCCAACCAGAAGTGGGACAAACGTTTCGATTGGAAGATACAGAGTACCATGGCTACACAGTCAAAGAACAGCAATATCGGCGTCAAGGATCGTGGTGATGTTGAAGAATGCCTGTGGATTAAAGAATGAAGATAATCTGCCCTTGGCTTAAAACTAAGATGAAAGCTTTAACACCTGAGCAACGTGCTGAGGTTGAAGAAAGTGCTAAGAAAATAGTAGCGCATAATCAAGCACTACAACGCAAACGTGCCAAGAAACGTGGGCGCAAATCATGACCTCTGATCAAAAGGAATATTTAATCTTTCAAGCCCGTCTTGAAATGCTAAAGAATGATGCCCGTGGTATGATAGCTATGAATGAATATCGTCAACATTGTGGCGATGCTATCGCCTATAGCGACGACGCCTTCGCACAACTTAACCAACAAATCGCAAACCTCGTTGAGGAAATTAAGAACCTATGAATCAGCCCGTAATCCCCGGTAAAACTAACTATGCTATGGAGCATTGGAACAATAAGATGTGCTGTGTCATTGACACAGAGACAACCGGCCTCGACCCAACTTTCCATGAGATTATCCAAATAGCTGTCGTGCCATTGACAAGCAACTTCGATGTGATGCGTGGAGTGTTGCCATTTCATGTTAATCTGAAACCTGAGTACCCAGAACGGGCTGATGCGCAAGCCCTCTCTGTGAATAAGCGTACCTTAGTCGATATCATGGATCGTGGCATGGATAAGATGAAAGCCCTAGACTTATTCGACGATTGGTTCCATAAGCTAGAGATTAAGATGAATAAGTATGGCAACCCGAATAAGATCATGCCACTAGGACAGAACTATGGTTTCGATAAATCTTTCATACAAGCGTGGATGGGTTGCACTACTTATGATAACTATTTCGATTATCATTACCGTGATACTATGCACGCTGCGCTCTACTTGAATGACAGGGCAGGCGCACACGCTGAACGGGTACCGTTCCCTAAGGTCAACTTGCAATACTTAGCTACGACACTTAAGATCGAATCCGATAGGGCACACGACGCACTTGAGGATTGTATAACGACGGCTAAGGTCTATAAGCAGCTGTGTTTCAGCGGCTTGATGGGTTGAAAGATTAATAGGCATAAAGAAGCCCACCCGGCATATCACCGGGTGGGCTTTTTCGTGTCTACCATTTACCCACTGGGCATCTGGCTGTAGTAATCCTTAGCTTAGCTGGCGTATAGCATCCGCAAGCTCTGCAAGTGTTGCCACTGTGAAATGTACAACCCTTGCAGATAGCTTCTCTGTGTGTAACTACATTCTCTGGTGCTGGCGTAGGTATGCTAACGATAGTTGTTACAATATCTTTAACCATACTACCTACTGTTGGCTTATGTCTGAATATAGTCTCATAGGGTTTTAAGATTAGTATATAGCTCTTAGATTCAAAAGTTGTTTCTCTTGTCTGTTGAAAAACTTTGCTATATCCAAGTTCCCTGTATTTAAGTAATTGTTCATCAGTTAACAATCATACCTCCTGTAACATCGACGGCAACTACTGTTATACCGGTTCCAGCAGCAGATAATGCTACACTATTTAAGGCACCACCATTGTCCACAACAAAAGAAGCTGTTAATGTTAAAGTCGTAAAAGCGCCGGTTTCTCCGTCTGTTATACTTGTACTACTCGTACCTGTTGCCGTGCCCCCGGCAGAACTTGTAACTCTAGTTCCTATACTTGCCGCTGTAAATCCGGAGCCAGTTACGCCATCTGAAAGATTAACAGGATTTGTTGTCGCTAAAATATGGTCAGGGGTATCATAATTCTTGCCAAAACAATTTGGGTACGTAGTACTACATCTTTGTGCTGATACAGTCATAGTCTCACCTTGTCTTATACAAGGTAAGCTATATAAAGGAAATATAAGTCCTACAACACCTGGTATACTGCTTGTAAAATCATTTTGACAAAATAGACTAAAAAATCCATCAACGATATATGTGTCTTCTCCACTATTCCTAGTAAAATGTATATACGCGTGAACTACTATATTAGTGGTACATTTTGTAAATATGGAACCAAGATGTGTATTTAATGCACTTAAATCACCTGACCATTTATAACCTTCTCTTGATGCAAACTCTGTACTATTTGTTAGAAATGTTCTATGTACTGATCTTAGTCTATGGCCGGTTTCATACTCTAATGGGATTGGTAATTTTCCTACCCACCCAACAAATGGGCCATATTCTGAGGCATCGCCTAATGAATAGTTATCAACTAATCCATAGCTTGGGAGATTAGTCTGTATAACTGTACCAGAGTATTTTAATTTCATTCTTGCATATGCTGTTGCCCAATCCCAGCCGCTAACTACATCATATTCTTCTGGAGGATTACCACCCGTAATATAATATAATGGCATAACACATGGCATAGTTGTTGAGCCACGTGTTAGAGCAGTATTAATCACAATACCATAACATTCCACGTCGCCAAACTCTAATAAATGCAGCCCAGAATTAAGAATATCAATCCATACAACATCAAGCCAAGTTGATGATACTTCATCATAGACTTGCCCAATACTTTGATCAGCAAAAGTTGAATCATATACTTGGGCTATACGTACTCTAACTTGTTGATTAAGTTGTAATGTCATAGCGTAGATCCTGAGAACTTATCGCGCCAGCCTGCGCCTGTTGTTGTTGGAGCCACGATAGCAACATTTGGAGTAATCTTTGATTCACATTTTGTTACTAATCCTATAGAGGACATAGTAACTGTTAGCGTAAATGTAGCCTCAGATGCTGCAAAAAGATTCTTAGTTATAGTCGTAGTAGTATTTTCAGGTAATTTTGTCCAGTCACCCTCAAAATGTGTAGAAACAGTTAATGCACTTTTTTCAGTAGCTGGTGAGCTAAAGAAATCATTCTGTAAGGCAAGCGTACCTGCTACTTGATCTTTTATAACCCACATTATACTGACGAAAACATACCAACCATCTTCTCTAGCTATAAAGAAACAACTAACTCTTGCTGTTTGTATTTTAGTTGCAAAATGTGCATTTTTAGGGTGTACACAAGTATAATCATTATAACTACCTACGGCACCATAATTAGCCATATTATATACTATCGTTACACGCTTATAACTATTGATATATCCTGTTGATGAAGATACATCAATAAGCCTACTAGCTGTTGTAACTGTCATAGGTGGTGCAGTAGGTTTTCCAAATGTAGGCACTAGTCCCGCAAATGAAGTAGTTACCCCTCCGCCTGGTATAAATTGTCCTACAACACCGGGATTACCTCTAGCACCCACCCATACTGCTATTTTCATTTGATAACTATAGCTTGTCGTCCCATCTTCTGATACTATAGTAGGTGAAACAGTAGCATAAAGTGTTCCAGGTGCACCTACATAAGCTGTTGAAGTCACAACATTTATGCTTGTACTAGCATTACCAATTGCTCCGGTTACACGGCGTGTATCAGAACCTTTTGTTTTATTTGGAAATATAGCATTGACTACAGCATTAATCCTCCCAAAGAATGCAGATATCCCATTTATACCTCCTGATCCGATATTACGAGCAGCATCCCACCAGAACCACTGTGGTACAACATTACCTACGGTGGGGACGGTATTGATACTATATTGTACGAATGTCCTATCTACATATGATTCAATAGGGCCATCTATTTGTGGAACTATCTCGCCTAATACAGCATCATAGTCAAGGCTAAGCTTGTCACCTACTGCTGTCCCGAAAGCTGTTCTAGGCCATTCTAACTTAGTGCCGACATAGAACAGCTTTAATTCATCTTTTGTACTTTGCGACGGGATGTCTCCTTGTGCCGCTCCTATAGGACGCGGCACATTGGACGGGAGATTATAGCCTATTTCTTTGCCTGCTGCACTTGTCATATTACATCCAGGTTGGGATGGCTAGATAGAAATTATAATCTGTAGCATCATAGACTGTTGGACTTGGCTTCAAGATAGCCGCAGCTATTGTAAAGGTATTCAGCGGTATAACCGGTGAGCCTTGTATCTGTGTGGCCGTAGTCGTCCAGACAGATGCGCCAGTAGTTATAGGATACTGAGTATAAGCTGTTATATTCCACACATTACCGCTAACATTTGTACCGACTTTAACAACAACAGCAGCATTCGTACCGATACCGGCAGTGCCTACATTAAGTACAGTGAGTGTCTCACTGTCGTAATCATTGCCAGCTATGCTAATTGTTATAAATCCCGTATCAACTGCTAGTGACCCAGTTGTGAACTTCCAATCGCTAGCAGTGAAGGCACCGCTGCCATTAGTCGTGAGACTAGTAACTGGTCCGCCGGCATCCTCAAGTACCTCAGTCACATCGTCAAAAGTTATAGATACGGAGTAGGTTGCTGACGGATCAGCACCTGTTATACTTACTGTGAATACTGTATTACGATTAATAACAGTTGGCGTTATAGTAATCGTTGGGGTGGCGTGGCTTGTTATCTCAAACGACGCGCTTATAGCCGCACCATAGCCTGCGCCTGTTATGTTGAGGACACCTGTTGTATCGGTTGATCCGCCTGTCATAGACAAACTGAAAGATGCAGCACCGTTCGTGAATGTAACTGTAGATACTGACAATGTATCGCCAGCTGTAATCTCAGATAGACTCAAAGCGAATGTACCAGTTATTGGCAACTGATTACCATTAGCATCGACTATAGAAGCTGTGACAGTTTGTGCCACGCCGCGTACAAACTTCGTTAGCGCGGCACCTGTGAACCGAAGATTAGCTACAGCAGTATTCGCTGTTACAGGATTATTCGGGATAGCTACATAGATGGCATAATCTATCTCAGCAACACCATCTGTAGGATCAGCTGGTGTAGTCTCACTACCTGTTATAGCTGGATAGCCCGTATAGAAGGTGCTATCTTCCAATAAGCTACCAGATTTAACTGCTAGTTCTGTTTCGATAGCGATTAATGAATCAGTAGCATCAAAGTTAATAGACTGTAGTTCACTCTTAAGATATGTTGCGCCGTCAAGTACATCCACTTTAAGCCTAACACAGTCAAATGACTCATAGGCTATGCCATTGAGGAAAGTATTATACCTAGCTGTACGCCAGCAATTAGATTTCCTAACACCCCAGAATGCTGCACTCAAAGCTACAAGACTCTCTATATTGTAGATAAAGAAATCGTGTGTATCTTTATTCTGGCCATAGAGGTCTATATTGTTCTTATAGATATGCTCTTTAGGCTCACTCACATAGTCAGAACGCCATGTTAGCGTATAGTCTGTGATTATATCATCGCGATTAGTATAGCCCAAATTAAGTGTCTTGATAGCAATGTTAGAACTATCAGTATCTTGGAAGACAGTTGGTATCTTGCTTAAATAGCCAATCTTAGCAGTATCGCCATCGTAAGTCAAGTAGCAGCGCGCTTGGTAGGCTATATCAGCAACAAGACTCAATATGTCGCGCTGCTCAAACAATGCAAAATGCGAAGGGTAATGCGTAAGTAATGTGTTCGTTGCTGTAAAGCTAGTCGGATCAGCGACGAAAGGCGTGTAAGTTTCAAGCAAGTACTGTATTACGTCCGCAGTATTGGGACCTTCATTACTGACTAATGTTACATAGAGGTCTGTTTCCCAGTTCTCACCGATATATTGATCAAGTTCTGTATTCAGCACAATAGTAGAACAAAGCTGACCATTCAGTGTCGTATCTATATTCTTAGTGTAGCGCGATGATGGCACTTGCACAAGTTGCTTAATGCCATCAATAGTACGGTAGGCATAGACGCCTTTAATAGCACTTGTAGATACACTATTGCATACATATGTTGGATCAGGTATTCCAAACTCTAGTACCCCGAATCCTGGATACTCAACATAACTGTCCAGAACATTAGACCAGTCAGTTGTCCATATACTACCTGCATAGTGCTCCATCTTGAAGGTATCACCCCAAGCTGAGCGATTAACTAATGCTGTCTCATCAATAACGCCTGCACCAACGAGTACCGGAGTATGTTGGCCGTTCTGTTTCCAAGGCTTTATAAAGTAACACTTCGTACCTTCTTGCCTGTTGCAGTAGTTAATCATCGGACTACCAGCAATATAGCAATACTGCCCAACCATGTTCTTAGTAGCGTCAGTTATCCAAAGTACAGATGGATTACTTGCATCAGGCCCACTACGTGTCCCGGATGTTGCAACATTCGTATAGTAAGCATCATTAATACTTGTCAGCGTAAAGAGGCTGCCATTGAACGACCCTGTACAGACCACATAACCAACTTGTATCTGGAGGCTACTGCCTTGCGGGAAAGCTTCGCCATTTTGTACGTTAATCGTCGTTGAAGAACTGTTGAGATAGGTCGAGAGTGTGCCACGTTTTGCCTTATAGACTTGTACGCAGGGGACCTTAATTACAGAGCCGAAGCATATTGGCCACATCTTGCCGGACACTTCACTATTAAGATCAACGAAATCATCCACTGTTGGGGCGTAACCGATGACACTATTCTTATTATTAGCAGCTGTGTCGATGGTGATAGTTAGTATCCTATCTCCCTCAGACCATACAACATCGCTGGCTATCCGCCCAGCGAGGAGAAGTACAGGTGTCGTATGAGTAGTATCACCGTTATCAAACATATACCAAATCTTGGCTTTAAGACCAATAACAGCTTCTGTATCTGTTTCAGTCTTGATAGTACCATCAGTATCGTCAAGCTGAACCTGCACGGTAGCAAGATCACTAGTCGTAGTATCTCTTAATTGACTTGTGATACTCCCTGTGCTAATAATCTTACCTAAGCAATCATTACTTGTCAGGTATGAGAAGTCTTTCTCACTATAATATACAGTACCTGATGACCATGCTATCTCTACTACGATTATTGGCTCAATACCAGTGCCGTCAGCGATTACTGCCAATGTATCGGATGCTAGGGTGCGCACGGTTGTTTCCTCTTAATGCAGTAAAGCCCATATACTAAGTATATGGGCTTTTCTTTGTTTTATACAGGCTTAAGAAGAGTGCGCTTCAATGCTTCATACTCAGAGGCATCAAGAGTAACGCCCATCTTATCTAGTTCCTCAACACTGTATTGAGGGCCATCAAGATTAACTTCTTGCTCAAGATCCATGAGTTCATTGATTAATTTTACTCCATCATCACTCAGCAAGATCATAGTTTTTGCTTCATCCTGATAGAGTGGTTCTCCTTTATCATCTTTCTTACAGTTATCTGTAGCTAATTTCAAGCGTACAGAGTCAGCAATTTTCATCGTCTCATTGAAACGATTAATCACTATGCTGTTCTTCATGCACTGTGATACTGTCAGTTTGCACTGAGCAACACGGTTGAAGAAAGGTGTAAGAATATAAAGATCACCTGTTTTAATACGCATTGTAGTTCTCACTCCCGGCGAGAGCCGGTATTTTTGGGTTTGAGGCCGAGATATTCTCGTGCCATATCTGTGAATCTGTCTACATCATGATCCATCATATCACCAAGCTTAGTTTTATAATCTGGTATCTCATGCTTATATTTATCAATAATAGCTGTTGTCTGTAAGCGTGTTTTATCGCTCATCTTATTCCAGAGTAAATAACCAGCACCGCAGATAAGCAGTAATCCGCCGCCAATCCACCATAGGTATGGCAATAGTTTTATGAAGAACAGTGCCAAGCTAGCCAACGTACCAGCAGCAAGAGCAGCACGCCAGCACCACTTAGCTAACTGTGGTTGGAAGATTCCAACAAAGATACTTGCCAGGACTATAACACCCATGAGTACAGCGAACCAACGTAACTTGCTCTCTGCTAACTCTTGAAAGGCTTTATCCTTAGCATCTTTCAAATCGGCTATCGTGCTACTCGTTTCGCGCTTAAGATTAGCTACTGTTTCCTCAGCAACACGTGTCTTCTCTTTGAGAAGCTTTGTTAGTGCAGTGAGTCTAGCAACTTCGTCATTACCAGCAGCTTCTACCTCTTTCTCAAGTTTGTCAATATTGTTGGCACGCTCTACTTTTATGCTATCAGGAAGTACCACCCTTTCAGGTGGTACCTCTTTGCAAGCTGTTAAGAAGATTAATGATAGTAGTAAGTATCTCAATTTAGTATCTCCACGCTACATACCTGTGTCGTAATATGGTCTGATGACGAAGCACTGCCCCATGTCATCTTTGCATCTATAGCATAGGAAGTTGTAGTATCAAGTGTCTGTGCAGCACTATTAGAGAAACCAACTTGCAAACTACTGCCGCCTGGATTAGCCACCAACATCTGGCCTATAGCAACTACAGTGCCCGATGCACCAGTCGTATAACAAGTTATGTCTACCATAATCTCAAACTCATTATTTGAGAATGACGAAAGTGTTACTGAACCAGTGCTGACTATAGTCGTACCATCAAGCTTAATATCTATAGTACCTGTTTCAGCAGCAGCACTTGATATGCGCCCTTTAATCGTTAATCTTATAGTCTTACCAGCTGTGAAGAAGTCAGCTTGTAACTGCTTAGTACCAGTGCCTGCTGCTAGAATAGTAGTTGCAGTTACTGTATTTGTCACATCTGTTGAAATAGCTGTCTGCGTAAAGATTACGCCTATTAACATCTGCTTCAAAGTGTCAACATAGACTGCAACGGCCTTTCTTGCACTGTCATGCCAAACATCGCCAGATACAGGACTTGTAGGCGCTGTACCGGCAGCCATACGCATTGAAGAATTACCAGTACTTGCTGCTATAAGATTAAGATATGTACTTCCTGATGCTGTAATACCGATAGCGACAGCCCCGTTAACTGATAAGAACGTTCCGTCCCACTGTAAAGATGAGGAACCAGATATCGTATTAGTACCAGAACCTACAGCGACAAAGTTTGCTGTAGCGGAACCACTTATGACACCTGCACCGCCGAGTGCAACTGTGCTGCCATTAATTCGTACAAAGAGTCCGCTTGTAGTCGTCCACATATCACCGTTGACAGGACTAGTTGGAGCACTGCCGTGAGCTAATCTTAGACTTGAATAACTTGTAGTAGCAGCAGCAAGATTAAGCTTAGTGGAAGATGAGGCAGCCGTACCTATAGTCATCCTAGAGCTACCGGAAACTAGCTCTAATGTCGTCCCATCATATAGAAGATTACTACCACTTGATATTATAGTACTTGCTGTAAAGAATGCTAATTGATTTGCAGCTGGGGAACCAGATATAGTAACGGTACCGCTACCAGCACCCATTTGTTGTGTTGCACCATTGATACGAACAAAGAAGCCTATAGTCGTAGTCCAAATATCCCCATCTACTGGGCTTGTCGGGGCAGTACCGTGTCCTATTCTTAGACTTGAAACACCAGTTGTCCCTACTGAAAGATTAAGAGCAGTAGAACTACTAGCTGCTATATTATGACCAGAAACGCCGGTTACTGTGAATGATGTTCCATCCCATGTAAAGTTAGATGAACCAGCTATCGCATTAGTGCCAGAACCAACAGCTATTTGATTAGCTGCTATACTGCCACCTATTGTCCCAGTAGCCATTTGCTGTGTCGTACCATTGATACGAACGAAGAAGCCTGTAGATGTGGTCCAAATATCGCCATTAACAGGACTTGTAGGCGCTGATCCTTGAACAATACGCAGGCTGCTTACACCGGAAGATGCTCCGGTAATAACTAGATGTGCATCAGCAGCATATGTGGCTCCAATACCAAGATGTGCACCATCTGTGAATAAAGCAGTAGAAGCTAGGGCTGAACCAGAGCCACCGCCATATATAACTTGATTAGTGCTTAACGTACCGTAGACAAGAGTTACAGTACTCCCAGCAATACGAGCAAAGACGCCAGCAGTTGTTGTCCAAATATCGCCATTGACGGGGCTTGTTGGTGCAACACCATGAGCTAGTCTTAGACTACTTACTCCTGTTGTACTGGCTGGAAGATTAAGACTAGTTGTACTGCTAGCTGCGGTATTGATGCCAGCTACGCCACTTACTGCAAAGCTTGTACCATCCCATGTAAGGGATGAAGATCCGGCTATTGCATTAGTACCAGATCCGACAGCTATTTGGTTTGTAGTTATACTACCACCTATCGTACCAGATCCAAGCGTAATAGTGGAACCATTAATCCGGACAAAGAAACCAGCCGTTGTCGTCCAGATATCGCCATTGACTGGACTTGTTGGGGCAACACCGTGACCTATTCTTAGGCTTGAGACGCCAGTTGTTCCGACTGAAAGATTAAGAGCAGTAGAGCTACTAGCTGCTATATTATGCCCAGAAACACCGGTTACTGTGAATGATGTCCCATCCCATGTAAAGTTAGCACTTCCGGCAAGAGCATTGGTACCAGATCCAACGGCTATCTGATTTGCAGCTATAGACCCACTAAATATACCGTTACCAAGTTGTACTGTTGCCCCATTAATACGAACAAACATAGCTGTTGTAGTTGTCCAGATATCACCATTTACTGGGCTTGTAGGGGCAGCACCATGTCCTATCCGTAGACTTGAAACACCTGTTGTACTAACAGCTAAGTTCAGATTCGTGCTGCTGGTAGCTGCGATGCCTAATCCTGTGACACCTGTAAGATTAAGTGATGTTCCATCCCATGTGAAGGAAGAGGAACCATCTATGGCGTTGGAACCATTGCCTATAGCAACTTGATCATTAGCAATACTCCCACCGATTGTTGCAGATCCAGAAGATAATTGTACTGTTACACCATTAATCCGAACAAATACTGCAACAGTAGTTGTCCAAATATCGCCATTGACTGGACTCGTCGGTGCCGTACCATGTGGTAATCTAAGCGATGAAGCACTAGTAGTACTGGCAGGGAGTAGCGCCGCCGTGCTCGACGACGGTGCTGCACCGACTGCCAGACTAGTTGCTATTGCAACACTACCACCACCTATTATCACATTACTACTTGGTGCGCCAGGTGTGCTACCGGAAGTAAATGTTTGATTGGCAGAGAAAGTATTGGCTAGATCCTGGCCAGCGACTGTGAAGTTACTATCAGGTAAAGTTACTGCTCTAGCAGACGCACCAGCTTTTGTCAGCGTGACAACGCCAGAACAGTTGTCTAGTATATTTGCCTCGGCTAATGTGCCAGCACTAGCTACCTTGGTCAAACGACCAACGTTTGTTAAAGATGCAGCGCCTATAACTATAGCTGTGCCGATTATAACAGTACGCAGATTGGCAATCGTTATCTTACTAGTACCATTAGCGCCCGCAGATATATCCACGCATGGTACGATATCCGTAGCATCAAGAGTTGTTACAGCAGGTAAAGCGGACAATCTGTAAAGTAGGCTCATTGTTTGGTTCCTTGGAACTCTAGCGTTACGTCCTGGTAATTCTTTGACTCAGTTAATTCTACAGGATTACTAACGCACTTAACACGCCATATATCGCCACGCCAATCAGTAATCTTAATATCTTCATTAGCATACGTATTTATCATTTCATCAATATAATCACGATAATTACTGCCACAATTAGCAAGATTAAATGACCATACAAGTTTGGTATCTTGATTACGTCGTATGATTGTCTTAACAACACCAGACATGCTATAAGCAAACTTAGTACCAAGACTGTCTTGCAGACTGTCGCCTAATCTAGGATTAGGGAGTTGGAATGTAAAGACTGGTACCGCAAAAGGCATAGCTAGAGTTATCACGACTATGCCTCCGTGGTAAGATAATCATCGGCCTCAGTAACAAGTGCTACTAGATCCTCAGCAGCGAGTACAGCTGGTAGATATGTATATGTTACAATCAGATCAAATGTATAAAATGCTGAACATGATGTCTCACGATCGACAACATAATCTATAGTCTCATTTTGTACAAAGCCAGGTATATCAGTGCTACGCGTATTAATCGTCAGTTCCTTACCGCGATGTGCAGCAAGGAAAACTATCAAGTCATCGACAATACTCTTCTTGATATTCGTGAATGTCAATGATTCCGATGTTATCATCAAGTTGTTAGGATCTTTATACTGTAGCGTCTTACCGCCTCGTGACCTTCTAGTTACGAGGCCAGTATCCAAAGTGTACTTATTGCCAAGACTCGGATTACGCAAGACTACCGAGTTAATGCCTCTAGTTAGTGTAAAGCTCATTTGAGTGACAAAGCTCCACGGCGTATCTGCTGTTTCAATAGGCGGCCTATCTTATTAACATCAACATCAGTGTTGCCACTGCTATTAAGATTAACATTAATATCACCGACATTCGTGACAGATCCACCCTTAGAATAACCTCTAGGGCCATTCAAGCTGACTAATTGGCTATAAAACTGCCTACTAGCTGCACTATTCACAACGAACTCCCCTGGCGATAGCAGTGCAGGTATCCTATCGCTGCCTCGTCCAATACCACCGCCTACTGACTTGTGTAGCAGGTCAGCAGGAACATTCTGTATAGCACTCGCAGCTTGTGCTTGGATAAGTGCTGAGTCTTTCTGCAACTGGATAAGCTCTTTCGTTATAGCAGCTTCCGTAGTCTTAGCGGCATTAATAGCTTGTTGTGAACTCAGTCGCAGTTTCTCAGCATCTTGTATTTTAAGTATGCTAAAATAAATATTATTAATAGTACTAATGGTTTCCGTCCCCTTACTACTAAAATCCGTATTAGTTGATGTGATAATATCAAATAACTGATTACGCAATACTTCAAATTCAGCTCTCGTAGTACCTATATTTTCAGGTATCTTACTAGATTCAATAGCTAATTCTGACATCTTTACAACTATAGCATCTAATTGTCTTGATTGATTAACATCAATCGTACCGCCACTTAGGATATTATCTCTTAGAGCATTTGGGCTAAAATCACTTGTTGGGAGTGAAGCACCTTGCTTGGCTAATGTTGCTGCAAGCTCATCACGAGATTTCAGAGCATTCTTAGCTGCGGCATCGAACTTAGAGATATTCTCAGTCAGAACTTTCTGACGTTGAAGGTCTTTATCTGCAATATCAGCGGCAACCTTCTCTTGAAGGGCTACCGCAACACGTGCTTCAAGTATTGACTTTAATTGTATATCACCAAGTAGATCGGCACTATTTGTATTAACGCCTGCTTTTACTCTTGCTTCATCAAGATTTCTAAAAGCTTCTTGGATTGCAGCTACGCCTTCGGCAGCTGTCTTAATCGTCTTATTACCGATAATAGGATTATTAGCAGTTATAGAGGCGATCTGTTTCAGGGTATCATACTGTGCTTGAAGTTCTAATCTCCTGAACTCAATAGATGCTTCTTGTTCTAAAAGAGCTTCGCGTTCAATTTTTGCAGCTTCCCCAATTTTTACTTGTATGTCATATGTGCGCTGTCTCTGATCTGCTATAGACTTCTCAATATCTATACCGCGGCTGTCAGAACGGAGTTCATTTAGCTTAGCAGTACTCTCCAATAGTTGATCTTGTAGAGCATTGAGACGTGCTGTTGATTCCTCAGCATTGGAACCCTGTAACAAAGCTCGTGTATTCACATTTTCAAGTTGATCAGCATTTGGCCCAACGACACGCCGATTACGGCCTGAGCCGACAACACGCGCTCTAAGAGCATTTTGATTATTACTTGTATCAAGCTGACGTTTCAACTCTAACTGCTCTTTATCAGCTTTGTTCTTCGCTAATTTTAGATCGAGCTGCTGTTTCTCAAATCCAATTAATGCACGTGTTCCTTCTTTATTATCGGCTATAAGATTAGCTTGTTCTTGACGTATTAATTCTAAAGTATTTTCTGCGTCTTGGAACTGCTTAGCAGCTTGCTCACTACTAGCTCTGGCTATAAGCTCATCAATACGAACTTGTCGAGCTTTAACACGCTCAAAAGCATTAAGATTTTCTATACTATCTTCAAAAGAAACTATAGATTCTTTACGCGAATCTTTAGCAGCATTAGCTGTTGCTCTAGCTTCAAGACTACGTAGTTCGCTTATCCTACTGCGTATGCCGCTTAGTCTTTCATCTATTGATGCAAAGTCAGCTTCTGCAATACGGGTTATACGCTTATTAAAAGCCTGTGTTATATTTGTAAGCTCTTCAAATGTCTTATTGAGTGATGCTCTAGTAGTAGCTATAGCTTCATTTACAGGAGTAAAGAACTCTTTAACGCGGGCAGTAGCTTGTTGGGCTAATCTATCTATATTAGCAATGATTAACTTACTATCATCTTGTAATTTGTCTAATGTCTCACCATATACGCGTTGCTGTTTTTCAGCTGCGGATTCTGTCAATAATGTTATTGACAAGATACCAGCAGCGATACCAGCCAATGCAGCTATAGGATTAACAGTAGCTATTACAGCCCGCAAACTCTTAAGTGACAGTTCTACAGCAAGAACACTGGATATAGCAGCAGCTTTGAATTGCACAAATGCTACAACACCGACTGTCACTAATGTGACACCGACTGCCTTAATAAGATTAAGTAAGCCGCCAAATGGCGTAGATATTGAAACTGTTATATCAGCAATGGTTTGACCAAGTGAAAGGAAAGCATTCTTAATCTCGGTCAACTGCTTCTGTAATTTGAAGCTAGTTGTCTCTTGCGTAATCTGTATTGCTCTATTATATGACTGTTGGCTGTTCGTAACCTGTTCAAGGATATTCTTATAATCCTCGAAGCCCTTACCGGTGAGCGACAAACCACCACGGATAGCACGCAAATCGCCTAATTCTTTAGCAACTGCTGATGCACCACCTTTTTCAAGTTCATCGTTGAGTAACGCTAGGACACCAGTGAAACCACGGGTAGCTATGAGTGCCTCACCAGAAGAAAAGCCTACCCCTGCCAATACTTTCTTGAACTCATCAGTTGGTTTGAGCAACTTATTGAAGATATTCAAAAGCTGCGTCATTGCATCGGAATCAGACACGCCTTGCTTACTGAGCAATGCAAGTGCTGATAGCGTTTCATCGAGTGAAACACCGATAGCACCGGCTGCGGCAGCTACACGACCGAACGAGCCGGAAAGACCCTGGGCAGTAACACGGCCCAAGTCGATAGTCTTAAAGAACTTCGCAGCGATTACATCAGCATCAGCCGCATTAAGTTTGAAGCTGTTGATAGCCGAACTGAACAAACTATTAGCCTGCTCAGCACTACTAGCAGTAACACGCGCAAACTCGGCAGTCGTTTTACTGAATGTCTCAATTTGCGAGACGTTATCGCCAATCTGGTTACTCAAAGCTGAATAGAAACCCTTAGCAGTATCAAGAGCATCAGTGCCAAGGCTATTCGATACTCTCTTTATTGCCGCATCCCAATCATCAAATGCTCCTGTTGGCGTGAGCGTCCTTATCTGGCCGACACGTTCACCAAACTCTATACTCGCGATGACGCCATTATGGATTGCTCCGGTAATCTGTGAGATACTATTATAAAGGAGTCGAGCCTCGAAGAATCGCGTGATACTCTGCCAAGATAGTAAGAACCCGCGACTAGCAGAAGTAGCTTGATTAGTAGCATTGCCTAAGTTTCCAATGGCTGTGTTCACTGCCTGCAACTGGGCCTGTAAGCGGCCTGCTATGCCTCCTTGGGTTGTGAAGACTCCATTTGCCACATTTTGCCACATCTGCGTAACAAGCGCGCTGGATACGCGATTCGCAGTAACGAACTGTTGCAGATTACCTATAGCTTTATTGACATTGAAGACTTCGCCAGCAGATGCTTGTCCAGGATTACTGCCTATAGCAAGCCTATTAGCTGGGATACTATTAAAGATACTATTTGCAATACTGCTACCAGCCGCACTTGCACGGCGAGCAGTTTGTGCATCTTGAATAGCCTTCAATTCAGCCGCACCGGCTTCACGGGCAGCTTCGCCTAGTTTCTTCTGATTAGCTATTACAGCTTGCGTGAGTGTCTGTACACCCTGTAATGCAGCACTGTACTTCCCAACGATACCATTAGAAAGATTATTGTATATCGTCTCAACTTGTGCTGCTGAAACTTTGTTCTTGGCTGCAAACTCTTCAAGCTTAACGATAGCATTCTTAAAGTTAATACGCTCAGCCTGAGTGGCAACTTGCGCAAAAATTGTCTTATCAGCTTTTGCATTCAGTGTATCGGTGAAAGTCTTTATATTCTGACGAGCTTTCTCAAGTGTACTATTTGTCGTATTGATACTAGCGGAAGTCGTCTTAAATGACTTACCTATTTTATCAATAGAAAGGGCTACACTGTCGCCTGCTGCTGAGATACCTTTCAAGGTAGCCGAGGTAGCGTTGCCTTTCGCATTGAAGTTAATCTCTGCTGCTGTAACTTCTTTCAGGTCAGCTTGCAGTTGTTTCAATGCACTATCAATACGCTTAGCGCCATCTAGGAAGTTTGTCACTTCCATAGTTGCTTTGTAGATGTCGTCGGGCATGTTAGTTGATTCCGGTTATTGGGTCAAGCCACTCTGCTAATCTAGGCACAGCCTTTGGAGCGTTAGCCTTTAGATACTCTATAAAAGCTTTTTGACCAGTCTCAAGAGTATCCCAGTTACGACTATTTTCACCTATAAGATATTGATACACAAGTATCTTGAACTCAAAAACAAATACCGGCCTTGCAGCACTACCGAAGTTAAGTATATAGGCTTTCTCACCTACTTTCTCGCCTAAGGAAGCAGTCTTATAAGCATTAGGATCGTAAGAGCCGTCTATATTCGTGACGCCCTTCCTAGCTTCTCTAATAGGATTAATACCGGCGCGTATAGCAGTTACCATCTTTACAGCACGACCTAGAGGGATCAAAGATGCTTTAGACATCCCTGTATCCACACGAATTAGATCCTGTTTCAGGATTTCCTCGATGAATGCGCGAGTTGCCCCACGCCAAAGTGTTGACATATTGGCGTGGAGCTTCTGCGTAAAAACATCAACCCTAGGCTTCAAGCCCTTGACGCGAACAATCTGCATCTGCATGGCTATTTTCCTAGGGTTGCTGTGAATCTTTCATCTTCTTGTATTGATCTTAACTGATCATAACCAATTATAAGGGCTTGTGTCCAAGGATTACAGTCATCCCAATTAGATTTAACATCTGGCGGTAATATACCTAACCGCTCACAGGCTGACCATATTGCATATGTCTCAGTCCTGTACGGAGGTATTACAGTTGAACGGCTGCCGCCTGCTGAGAAGCTAAAAAACGATTTGTAGCCTCTTCAATCAGTTTGCTATTAAGACCATTCACATTAATTGTGGCTTGGACTATAGCATTAATCTCTGGCAGCGACATCCCGCTATCCGTGAGTTCTTTCCTGAAATTACCCCATGTCTGCGGTTGACTATAATCGACTGTCTCCCACTCAAGATTAGGTGTATCGCGGAGTGATTGCAAAATCATCCAATCAGTACACTGCGTAGCCCAAGAGTCAACAGCCTTCTTATAATCTCGATCTTCAACGTCGAAAGACTTAGTACCGCCTGGCTTCGTAACAACTGGCGGCTCAGGCTTCGGGCAAAGCTTATTGAAATCGTCATAACTTGTTACACATTTAGCAATAAAAACCATATCACCATCGCGTCGTGGGATCACTACTGGTTCAGTAGCTGGGCCATTAAGCTTTTTGCCGTTCATCTTCATGATAGAATCTTTCTTTTGCCTATATAGGCAACTAGAAGCCTACCCTATATCGCTATAGGGTAGGCTCATATTAGTGTTACTTAGGACTGCACGGCGCGCACAACGCTCGCCTGCTTATGGTTGCACTTACCAGTTGAAGAAATGGTACCTGCTTTCAGGTCATGCGCCAGTTCTTCATACCGATAATCTTTCAACGTGATTATCTCGCTGTCGCCGGAGCAGTCAGGGAAGTACTCGATAACGAGGTCCACTGCATATGGGCGGCATGTATCTGTGTCGGATGATGTCCAAGTTGATGCATTGCCGATCTGCTTGAGAGCATCTTCGACGCTTGGCGGATCTGAACCGCCGAGACCGCCTTTAATGTATTCCCAAACGAAATCAAACTTAACATCCATTGGAACTTCATCGCCTTCACGGACTTCATCGAGCACGCCACGGTCAAGTGTGTACTCCATGTTCCGCTTCTCACTGTAGGTCAGCGTACCAGCGCCGATCTTAACAGTAATCTCTTCAACTTTGCCGTAAGCAGTGATAACATCGTTATCAGAGACTGAGGCAACGAGGCCAGGCGAAGCAATAGTGATGCTGGTGGTATTACCAGTTGTCTCACTGTGTGCTGTGATAGTGTACGTATTTGTACCTACCGTGAATGTACCGCCTGTTTCGACAGCGCCTGTGAATCCGTCAACTGTGAAAGTAACAGCAGCGATGGCGTAGCCAGCACCATTGTTAATCGCGCCAGTCTTAACGGTATCAGCACCACCATCTTGTATCTTGAGCAGAGCTTTCTTGAGGTCAATCTGAGCCATTTTATTAGCTTCCTTGGGTTAGGGTCATTGCGAACTTAGCTTCAACACTACTTTGCATTATAGGTACAGCAACGTCTCTTTTACCAAATGGTGTGACCTGTATTGTATTACGATTTCCATCTTGCTGCAATACTAGACACCCCAAAAGGCTCCCGTCATCGGCGGGGCCGTCACCGAACCTAAATACAGGTATATCAGTAAAGGCTTGTGTGATAATCCCACACAATCTATGGATACGATGATAATCTTTATTATCATTCGTAGCACTAACTAGCACACCAACCTCTATTGAAATATACCATTCGTCCCTACTTTGTTCAGTAAAGTCCGGCCCATCCACCCGAAGCTCAAATAAGTCTTTCGGTGATGGTATGTTCTGTTTTTGACCTTCTATAAGTAGCATCACACCTTCACGGCGGTCGTCAAAGTGCTTGCTAATTGAGGCAAATATCCATCGCTCCCAGTTGGGATTAACTGACATCTGTACCTCGCGAGGTCGGAATAATAGGTGATGAATCGACGTTCTTGGCTTTAATCAAGTAGCCCATATGATTTTCGGCTTCTTGTATATCTACGATTTCGTAGTTTTTATCTTCACAAACCAATGTCCAAGAGCTATTAATCTCTTGGCGTTCACCATCTATTTTAGGTATATCCTTCTGTCTTATTATAAATATCTTTACATTAGCTTCATAGTAAGTGCCATATGCGAAGTTTTTACTAGCATTAATATGTGCAAGATCATGTATGAATGCTCTTAATTGGTCGCTAGGTAATCTTATTACACGCCGTAGATCGAAGTCTTGCCAAGTTATAATACTTCTGCCTGTTGTAACGTCATTCTCATTAGAAACAGGTTTCCTAAGCGTAACAGGGAGACCCCATTGACGCTCTAATTTATAAAGAATGAGTTCAACATGGCGAAGATTATTCATTTGGTTTCTTCTTCTCTAAGGCTGATGTACCGTTGAGTTCTGGATCTTCTGCACGCTCTACACGACGATCATGTGCAGCCTGTTTGAGTGGATCTTTACTCTCAATAGCTTTCAGAAACTTATCATGTGTCTTAAGATTATCTCGTATGACATTCGTACAATGTGCTAACTGTTGTGTTAGAGTATCGCGAACATATCTCTGCGATTCATCCATCTTAGCGATTAATGTTAGTTTTTCTTCTTTATCGTCTTTAGAACGGAAGTAATCTCGTACTATGAAATACGCTAATACTGCCGCCATTATACCAAATTTCTCAACTAATGCCGCAGTTGTATTGACAGGATCGACCTGTGAATCCGCTACAGCTACCACAGCCAGCATTACAATACCACTGGTTAGGTCGGTTGCGAGATTCATAATTAGAGGCTCCACCCTCCCAGGATTAATCCTGGGAGGGGAGAGTTATCCCTATTATCCGAGGACGACGCAGCCGAGGTTACTGTCGAGCGTCTTCACGCCGCAGAGCATGTCCAGAGTCACGCGATGGCCCTGAGCCTTGCCATCGTATGTGATCGTGACGCGCAGGCCGAGACCGTTGTAAGCGGCAACGGACGACAGAGCGCCGGTGCCTTTACGCGGGGTGGCGAGCGGACGGGTGACGAAGGCGATGGCGTTCCGGTGGAAAGCCAGGCCGTATTCACCTGTGGGGCCGAGGCCCAACACGGCGTTGTCAGCGACTGCCGCGCCGAGCGGACGGTCGAGAACGACGCTTGTTGCATCCGTACCATCAATGGCCGAGTAGTAGTTCGAGCCATCGCTGACCAACTGGCCAGCCTTGATCGGGGTGATTGTGTCGTACACAACGCCCTTATACCAGTTCGCTGCATAGCCAGCGCCGAAGTTCACGAGTGCGGGTGCCCACACTGTGATGACAGCGTTGTCAAGGACCGCTGCGATCAGACCGCCAGCGATTACCATAGCTGTCGGTGTCGCACCGCCAGTTGTGGATGTAACACGGTACGGCAAGCCGTCAATCGTGATCCATGTGCCGTTGCTGATGGCAGCCGAGAGGCCGTCAACAGTCAGGCTGGTTGTGCCGACAGCGTAGCCAGCAGCGTTATTGATCGCGCCAGTGACCTTCGTGCTTGACGAAGTGAACGACGGGCAGTTCTGGTCCATGTACATGTCCAGACCGAACTTACGACCAATGCTACCCTCGCGCAGCGCCGAACCATCGTCGCCAACCTTATCGGCAGTGACGAGATCAGCGATGTTGAGCAGCGCACCTTCCATGTTCGGAGACACGATCAGATTACGCTGACCGATGCCTTGCGGGCACTTCAAGGTGTTGAGCTTCTCACGAGCAGCGATCAGTGTCGCACGGCTAATCGTTGTGCCAAGCGCACCAACCGAGTTGGCCAGGAACTGATATGTCTGGCCGAGAACGATACGGTCAGCTTGCTGAGCAAGGCTAATCGCAGCGGGGGTCAGATATTCCGCAACCAGATCCTTCATCGACTTGGACGCTTCCTGGTCCTTGATGATGAAAGTGGTGTGCAGGTGCTGATCAAGCGGCACAGCGACGTTTGTCGCAGATGCATCCTGGTCGGTCACGTCATCAGCATTGCCTTTGCGGGTTGCTGTGAAGTTGCCGGGACGGCGTGTATTGACAACATCACCGAACGAAGCAATTTCATTCTCAAAGTCACGGTGAACGAGGTTCGCCGCGAGCATGTTGTTCTCAAGAACCATCAATGATTCTTGCGCCCAAATCTCTGGAATGAACGCGTCGTTATCGTTCGCGTAAGCCAGGAGGACGATGGATTGGATCAAAGTGATACGCATTTGTGATTTCCTTGTGGGAGTTTCGGTTAACGGAGTTCTGCTACTTTACCAGCCTTACGGAGTTCACGATATTTCGCTGGATCTGTCCGCGCAATCACTTCAATGTCAGGTTGCTTACCGTCGCGATTTTGACCGCCAAGACCGCCGGTACCCTTACCTTTGAAGAGATTAGCAAACTCATCCTTTTCCGTAAGCTTCTTAACTGCCTCGTCAACCGGAAGGTCGAGAGTGATAGTTCTACCATCTTTATCTTTCTCGGTGATTTTCACCTTTGCCACAAAGTTACCAGTAGGCTTACCTTCCGCGTCTGTGTCCTCGACCAGACGGGTATCAGGTGTCAACAATGCAACAATCTGTGAAGGATTGAACGCATCCGACTTAACAGCCGCACCTGTAATATCACGACTAATAGTTGAAGCTGTAAAGCGCGCCCGCCATGCTTGTGCTTCCTTTTCGGCATTTGTCAGCTTACCTTCAAATGCCTTCTTATCACGTTCAGCATTCTGCTTGAGAATCTCAGCCTGCGTCATATGAGTGTTACGCATTTCTTCCATGCGTGTCTCAAGTTCCTGACGTTCCTGTGCTGTAAGATTAGCCTTGGACTTAACAGCTTCCAATTCTTGATATGTCTTATCAAAAGCTGCTTTGTTCTTACGCTTCTCTTCGGCAAGAATACGATTAAGGTCGTCTTGCGTAAATGTCTTAGGCGTGCCAGTACCGTCGCCAGTACCTGTGCCAGTACCTGTGCCAGTACCTTTACCGTCGCCCTCGCCTTCATAAGCGAGTATTATGAGAGTTTTTGCCAAGTGAAGATGAAAGAGTTTCATATAATCCTTAGGAGACCCGTCGAAGGACTGTACCGTTAATGTCAGCAAGATATGGCTTAATAAGCTGATACCCTACTACAGAAGGAACACCCGCCTGAATATGTTCCGGCAGTACTGTGCGGTCGAAGTTAGATTTGATATTGGCGTAATTAGAAGCAATTTGAGACAAGTTATCAAACTCAAGTTGAGGATCTACACCATCTAAAAGTGCCAGAGCCATTTCGCACGTTGCATCCAGAATATCTTGTGGGACTTCTGGGAATGTTGTCAGAGGATCATATCGTGGAAACTCATGATCCTGTGTGCTATCAGCTTTCTGGCCAAGATATTTCAGGCGATCAATAATCTTTGTAGCATTATTGAGAGCTTTTAACCTATCGCCATCGCTAGCATAGTCCCACGCTTCGCTACCGACGCGGGACAGGAAGTATTCTTTTGCGTCCGCTACGCCGATATAAGGAGTCACGGTACTAAGCCTTTCTTAATGTAGTATTCAAGTTGGAACTCTTTTAGCGTGCTATCACTATCCAGTTCGACCTCAACACAGAGTAGCACCTTCTGCTTATCATACTCAGCCAATTTGACTGACTCCACAGAGGGGCAGGTAATCTTGGCCTTACCATTTGTACCGACAGCACAAGCAAACACAGCTGTAATGGCATTGCCATCTTTCGTTGCAAAGCGTGCTGATACGGTATCAGTATTACCAATAACGTAGTTACTCTGGATGCCACCTATACAAACTGTCAACTGGCGCTCAAATGGTTGAGTATCACCAGAAATAAATGTATCAGTCATTTTGCTTCTCCGCGTGTTTGAGCAATACCGCCGTCTGGATTTGTGTCCGCCGACTGGGATTGCTGTTTTTGGTTCTTAGCATCTTGGCCAGGTTGACCGGACGTTTCGGCTACGCCATTAACATTTTTACTCTGCGATGCAGCGATACGCGCTAATCTTTCAGCGTGATCTTTTGCTGCCTTATCGGCTTCACCAGGCGGATAACCAAGTACCTTACTAGCTGTCTCGTTAGAGATTAATCCAGCTTCAACACTTAGGATAATCGTAGCAGGCAGGACAACAGCTACTGAGCAATTGTCAATCTCCTTCTCGATCTTCTCATCGTTCTCAGCCGTTACTGACGGACCAATTAAGAGGCAGACGACTTTCTTAAGAATAGCACGTTTGCCAGTCTCAGAAGGTATGCTAGGAAGCATTTCCAGCAGATCTTTAGCCTCTTTACGACGTTCTTCCTCAGAACGTACACTGTAGTTAGCTGGATAATTAACCGTGGGCGGTGTCGATTCACCTTCGTACTGCGCCCAGATGTCACCAATAGTACGCTCGCCAGTTTCAAGTACTTCACCAATGCAGGCTAGCCCGGCTTCAAGGCCCTGATTATCTTGCACTTTTGATTCAGTACTTTGACGCTGGCTAGTAAGATTAGCTAGTGCCAAATGTACAAGCTGCCGTATCTCAGCTTTGATCGTCTCCTGCTTATTCATCGAAGCTTGGAGAGGTTCGCTTGAAGGGTGTATGAACCCTGGGCGTTCCAGACCTTTACCATATTTGCGGCCATTAGTCTGGCCCACATCTACAGTATTGGAAGCTTCAACGACAATCTTATTGCCGTTAGCATCAATCTCTTCACGATTCTGTTTGCCAGCTATCGTACCCATACCAGACTGTTGTTCAGTATAGAACGGGAAGTTAGCTTTCAAGATATAGCCGATGTCAGATGAACTCAAATTGAGCAAAGCTATCTGATAATCCGCTACATCAACCATGAGACTTTCACTAAGCTCAAAGATTACGAAAGGTATTCTGTTGAGATTAAGTATCGTCACCGCTGCACTATCAGCATCAGATGCCATTTCATTCAACTCTTGATAGTGGACTTTGCCATCAACAAGTTTGAATAGCCTCGTCGTTGTCTTACAGCCTTTTATAAGGCCAGTCCTATCGTCAATATCATCAGTATGCGTACGCAAGAGCAGGGAAATAAGCACATTCTGCTTATTCTTTGACCAGGAGATTATATCTTCTGCTTTGTAGATATACAAGTACGGACGCGCACTCTTATCTTCGGCGCGTGTACGATTATCGGGCAGTGTGTCTTTATCAATGAAGACACCAACCTTCTGCATGACGAGAAGTTCAGGCAATACCTTCTGGCCGATAAAATAGTTCATTGAAGAACCATTCAGATCGACACCGCCAAGTAATCCTTCTACTGCCTCGTCATAGCTATCTGGTCCACCTTTACGGTTCACATCGGCCAAACGCTCAAAGATTGAGTTTTTAATCTCTGTGATAGCACTTTTAGCGAATGACGGACTATAGCTAACACGACGACGCATTTGGAACTCTGCGCGTGTCTCTCTTTCGCTATATCGACGCAAATAGCGCCAAATGAAATTACGACCTCCCTCATAGACTAGGCGAAATTTCTGCCAGTCTATTGAGTTTGCTACGTAATCTGGGTGCGTCAGGAGGTTCATAGTGGTACCGATATATTCTGGTTCTGGAAGGAATCTAAGGACATACTCAATGCAATCTCGGAGTAGTTCCGTGCATGAGCATAGTGGTCATCTTCATTGCCGCAAACATATCGGCCAACCGGATTACCATCAGCATCTTTCTCGTAGATGCGTACTAGAGCTTTCAATTGTTGACGATATTCGTTATCTACATCGAATGGTAAGAAGATTTTGCCGTTCTTAAAGCGTCCTAATGCTAGGTCAAGCCAAGAAGTCCGATCTACAGTGATAGAAACATCATCAGTATGGACGCCTATACTCGTACCTTTTGCACCATTGCCGTAGAAGACCATCCGTGCCCTACCTAAGTTGCGCTGACAGAACTCTAATGCCTTACGGCGTTCAGGATTCGCGTCAATACAACAGAAGTTGACACCATAATCTTGCATTATACCGTCTAAGTCTTCGAAATTGAGGCATTTACCGTGTTTTAATGTCTTACAAGTGGAAAGAAGGTTCACATCTGGGCCTTCACCTTCGATAATCCATTCGTCAAGCTCGTAGTGGAGCCACTTACCAACGTCAACCCCTAGTGTTAGTATCTTACCAGGGCGGCCTTTTGTGCCGTTACGATGGTCTTTCTTAGCACGCTCTATATTAGCGTCTGTAACACGCGCGCCTTCTACGATATGTGTCAAACCGAGCTTTGAGTTATAGAACTCTTGCTCGTCAGTCGGATTAAGCTGAGCTTTCCGCCAGGAAATTGCAATCTCATACGGCTTTACCGTGCAAGAATACAATTGATTAATATGGAAACCTCTACTTATGCGCCCGACATGGGTAGGTACCCATAGGCCGGTGGATAGGAAAGAGGGCTTGGCTTCGTGTGGAAGTATATTTTTGCAAGCTGGACAGATAATATGTGATCCATAAATATCTGTCGATGTGAAGTCATCACTAGTTATAACCAAACAATCAGGGAATGTTAGTTCTACTTGTTTGCTGCAAGATGGGCACTTAAAGAAGAAATGTTCTTGTGTGCTTTGACGGTACTCAGCATTAATCCCAAAATTGTCGATAGTTGGTGTTGATAGCTTAAAGATAGATTTGTTGACCTGACCACTTGTACGCTCTTGTGCCAGTGCAACGTTCTCTTGCACCATTTCGTCAAGCTCATCTTCGATGATAGTACTTACGGGTAGAGACTTCAATTGTGAGCGTGAGCGACTTCCTCTTATGAAGAAGTTCGCGCTACCAGCACGCTTATGGCCGATATTCTTAACATCTGAGAAGAGCTTAGATAGATGATTACTAAGTTCAAGTGCTGGATCGAAGCGACTCGTTGAGAAGTCACTCGCATCCGGTGTTGAGGCAGGGAGGATATAGAGTACCGACTCACCATGTATATCAATTGTATAAAACGAGCGATTAAGCGCAACCTCTGTGAAGCCCATCTGAGCTGACTTCTGGCCACACATTGACTCAGAAGTGCAGTCATGCATTTCTTTAAGCCAAGGATGATGTAGGAAAGACCACGCTCCAGGGTAAGGTTTGCCCATTACCCTGTAGCGTTCAGCCCATTGTGAGCAAGTTGTAATGCTCTTGCGTTTCAAACCACCAGAGATACGCTCTCGCAATGCTTTTGCGAGATTATGCATTTGATTACCAGATGACTTGTATCTGTGCGTTGAAGCCTGCACCCAAGCTGCGCGGGAAGCTCAGCATCGGGCACAGTGCTGTGGCGAGGAGATACTCTACACCGGCTGCGATTGGCCAGCCATGTGTACTAGCGTCCGTACCCGTTATCTGCTGACCAGGACGTGGCAGAGCCAGCGTCATAGCTGGACGATCTGTCGATCCGTCAATCAGCTTAGCAGCTATTTGCAGCTGCAACGGCTGGTCAGGGCCATTATAGCCAGCTTGCTGGATTAACTGTAGGAGTGTTGTAGCCATTACAGTACCTGAGGATACTATCGCTACCTGACCACGCCACATACCGGACGTGGCCACTGTAACTTTCACAGGGTCGATTGGAGGGGCCATTTGTTTCCTTTAAGAGTGTTGATGCTGGCAAGCGCCGACATCTGAGTAGCTTCGTGTTGGACCATATCCAGCTTTCGTAATCCTAAATCTACCTGCTCCTGTACCCTTAGCTGCTGCGAGCGATACGCGGAAATCTCCATTAGCTGGGTCATTCCAAGGTGTCGTATTTGCTGCGTAAGTAATAGTATTAATCCCGCGCACGGCAACAGGATGCGTCATACTATAGTTACCGCTGCCATTAGCTTCCGTACCTGAACCGAAGCCACAATTCAATTGCGTACCTATGGTATTGGCACGGTAGATAATCCCGTAGCCAGTGGCTTTCAGGAAGTTACAGTTTTCTATATGGAATATAACAGGATTCGCGGGGCCAGATGCAAGATTAAGATTAGAGCCGCCATTAGAGTAGAAGTCACAATTCTTAAGCAGGCGTACACCAGTTGACACATCACGGCAACCGTCGCCAGTATTGAAGGCTGCTACGCAGTCCTTCATAGTTCCTGGTGAGGAGAAAACAAAGCCGTGAGCATTACTACCACCAGCATTATGATGCGATATGCAACGTGTTATTGTAGCACCTGTTGATGCAACAGTAATACCGCCGAATGCACCGCCAGAAGCTGTGTTAGATGTCTGGCAGTTAGCTGCTTCGCACTCTATGAACTGTGCATTGCCGCCCAGATAGAGTGCCGTTCTACGGATGTTGTAGCCGACGCAACGCTTCAAAAGATTACCGCCAGCTGTCACACGGATACCATCGCCGCTTGCGCCGGATGGAGAACCTGTGCCATTATTCTGGATTTGTATGCCTATAGCAGCTATACGCACACCTGAGATTGTCAAAGCTGTGAATGTCGAACCAGCAGGCGAACCGCAATCAAAGATTACTGTACCGCCGTCACCAGGTGTGTTCGTGTACGCCTCGAACGTAACAGCAGCAGTGTTCGCACCTGTGAGTGAGTGCGTAATCGCTGCCGAGATACTGTAGTTTGTACCATCCTTCATATTGCAACGTACTGAATGGTTCGAAGTGTTGCGTGCTGTATAAGCAAGAAAGTTGAACGGGAACGCTTCCGTGCCGTTGGGACCTTTCCAGGCTCCACCAACTTTGCAACTCTTACCAGTAGCACCAGTCGTCGGGGCTGTGCCACTGAATGATGTCGTACTGAGGTCAATACTCGCGCCGCCACCATTCACTGCCGTGATGAGAGCGATATAGGGCGTAACGGTCGCACCATCGTTATAGATAGATGCCCACTCTCCAGCGACTACACCAGAGAATGGCGTACCGCTAGCTGCCGTGAAGCGATTAGCCGCAGCATTACCCCAGTCACCGTTCGTCTCCGTGACTGAGGCGCTGTCGCTGGTCGTGGAACCGGCATTAAGATTAGAGCCGGTCGTCTGGAAATACATTTCCGTGAATACTGGTACTAGTGAACTCATGGCCTCTTCTCCGCAGCGCCGATGTCGTTATAGGATACACAAGCTGAGAAACCGTTATACTTACCAGTGAAAGAACCGATACCTGCTCCAACTGCCGCAGCTAATGTAATATCAAAGATGCCATTAGTAGCATCACTATTAGGTGCAGCATCTGTAGCATAGTTACTGTTGTTGCTGGCATTCATAGCGAACGGCTCTGTAGTACTAATCCCAACGTTCGTACTGGCTTGTGTGCCTGTGCCGAAGCGATTACCTGCAAACTCACCAATCTCACCGAAGGAACGGAACAGGATGTCCCAGTTACCATTCTTAGAGAAGTTAGTATTTCTAATGGAGAGAAGCATCGTTGTGCTGCCACCAGTGAAGTTCATACCATAACCGCCATTATTGTAGAAATCACAACTATCAATAGATACGTTCGTGTCGGCGTTCGATTGGTAGCCGTCACCACTGTTGAAGGCACTTATGCACTCGCACCAGTAGATGGACGTATCCATCGTGAAGCCGCCGCCATTCGTACCGCCTCTGTTGTTATGAGCAACACAACGTACAGCAAACGAGCCAGCCGTCGCAGCGTGTATGCCGCCGCTGTAGGCCGAGTTGCTGGTGTTATTAGCATAGCCCTCACACTCGATGAGAGCAGAAAGATTAGTTGCGTCAATACCGCGGCCACGCATGCCGGTAGCCGTGACGCGGAATAACCCATTCGTCGTGCCAGATAGGGCTACACCGCTCGCGGAGCCAGTAGCACCATTGTCTTTGAACTCCATATCACCGAGCATCGTGTACGAGCCGGACAGCGTCAACAGCACATAGGATGCACCCGTAGTTGGTCCCTTAATCCTTGCTGTACCACCATCGCGTGGCGTAGCACTATACCCAGCGAACCAGACCATGCTAGCTGTGGAACGCGTTATAGCCGCTGTGGTTGTGTAGTCAGCAGTGTTCTTAAGATTAATGAATGGTGCGTGGTTTGAGGAGTTCGTCATCGCCACGGTGGCGAAGTTGAACGGGAAGCCTATTGTACCATTCGGGCCGAGCCAGGCACCGCCAACGCGCATTGTAATCGTGTGCGCACCAGCACTCGCGGTGGGGAAGGTACCAGCTTTCGCTGTCGTGCTGAAGGTGATGGCACCATTGACGCCAGCTGCTACAGCGGTAATCCGGCCAACGAACGTCGCAACAGTCGCACCAGCCGTCACATAGACTGATCCCCACATACCTGCGGAGACTGTTGAGGCGGGTGTGGAACCATCGTTCGGTGTGAAGACGGATGTCCCGTCGCTATCACCGGCAGCCGATGTGAAGACTGCTGCACCCTCCGTGGACCCAGCGTTAAGATTATCGCCTGTTGAGCCACAGTAGAAGTCTGTGAATAGGAAACTAGTATCCAGCACATCCACATCGGCATTGCTGCCGCTTGCGATGGTCAGGAGTCTCTTGTTCAGCCCTAAGCTAAGAGTGAGTTTCATCTTTTTTCTCCAGTAGAGCAAAGATTTGGTCTGCCACTTCGCCGAGCCGCTCTGGCGGTAGCTCTTTAGAGATTATAGATACGACGCCATCAGCGAACTGCATGATGCTTTGCTTATCGAGCGTATGGCCTAAGCTTTCCTCCAGCTTATGGCAGGAGGTCACTAGCTTCTCGATCTTAGCGACCATATCTGATATACGTCCGCTATGCAGGATTAGATCCTGCTCATCCTCACACTTATTGATTATGGCTTCTAGCGACATTCTCAATATGCCGGCCTCGTCACGCAGGCTTTTTATAGCTGGGCTATCACGCATGCCCTTAAGCTTAACGTTCCATTTGGCGAGATTATAGTTCGAAATATTTTTCTCTTCTACGAGCCTAGTCTGCTGGACACCGCCATGCATGGAACAGTATTTAACCCCTGGCATGGCCTTTACTGGACATTGGCCTATCTTCGTAATCGCTAGACAACGCAATGGATCATCTGCCTCGCACCGTTCGGTCATATGATTAATCTGCAACTTTCTGGCTTGAGGCCGGTTTCTGCACGAACAATGTAATCACGTAGTCCCTTGTGTACCTCTATACCGCATAATTTTGAAAATTATTCCTGCGCACGTTTGTCGTACAGAGATCGCACTCATGGACATGTGAGCGTAATAATCCCTACCCGATATAAGGATTATGGTATTGCTACTAGCTGCACAGGATTAGCATACTGCTACTAGATGCATAGACTTAGCTGCTAGTGTCTTAATCTTTAGATTATAGCATGTCGGTCGGGGGCACGCCATATTGTACACACCTTCCCGGCAATGTCAAGCAAAATAACCCCACCGGGATTAGTGTCACAATGACACGGCCTAGCACATAGCATGCCAACCTCGAACGCATGGTGTGACACACTAGGCCCGAGCATGCACCTTGCGCGCTTCCAGGGCTTGCGCGGGGTGCTAGGCTCTACCCATCAGACAAGGACACCACCCCCGGCAATGCCGGATCGTCCGACTCTGGTCAGGCTTACCACTACGGGAAGCTTGCACCTTGAACGCTACACCCTGAAAGGGTCTTCCATGTCATCCATCCCAACTTTCAACCCCAACCACAACCCTGGCCGTGCGCAGTCTTGGACCGTACGCGAGGAGGCGGCACGACTCGCAAATCAAGGCATGTCGGGACTCGCGGGCATCATGCTCCGCGACGGCTTCTCGAAACTGCCTGCCGATGCTATCCTAGTCCTAGAGGGTGCAAAGACCACCCTTGCCGAGGTATGCGCCGAAGTCCTTGCGGGCCTTGACACCCGCAAAGGTGACAAAGGTGCAGTGTCTAAGGTCATCAATGGCACGGACATCGCAACGATCCGCCTCCGGTTCAACACAATACAAGACTTGTCCACGAGTACCTATGTTGTGGATGGTCGCCGTCGCCTTATCGCTGCCTTGCTCGCGTTCGGTTGCGGTCGGGACGGTATGCTGGACGAAATCCAGACTGCGAAGTATAAGGGGGAGTCAGAAGATGTTGACGCCTTCCGCTCCAACTACTCACGCGAGCTTGCCCAGAAGCTTGACCCATGGGCGAAGGTTGAAGCCGGGGAGCGCACGCTTGCCGACAAGCCGACCACCACGGAAGCCGAGCTTCTGTCTGTGTTAGGTGTCAAGCGTGGGGACGGTCAGTTGATCCACCGGGCAGCTACTGCGATCCGTCGCCATAAGCTTGCCATTGACCGTAGCAAGCGGTGCCCTGGCAAGGAAGAGTGGAAGACCATATTGGAAGCTGGCAACAGTATTGAAGCTGCCGAAATCCTTGAGAAGATGCAGACAAGTGTCCGCGAAAAGACCCTGGGCGTTGATCAAGTACGGAACGCCCTCGCCAACCTGCCGGAAGGCACGCGAGTAGATGCCCGCAAGCTGGCCGAGGCTATCAAGAGCCGCGACGGCTTGGACGCCTACATCGCCAGCTTGTGAGGCTTAGGGCCTAGCGTCCATCCGATCAATGGACGCAAGGCCCTAGGCGCTTGGGTGTGTAGATCCGGCCAGCGCAAGCTATGACCGGCCCAGAATGTGGCACTAGCAAGCCGAGAGGGAAGCGATACACCTAGGACACTGGACCCATGCCGACAATTGTCGGCATGGGTTGCAGTGTTGCCACGAAAGGGCAACACCATGCAAGACACGCAACCCATCACAGAAGCCCAAGCCTCGTGGCTTGACACACTAGCGAAGGAAGCCCAGCGGGGGAAATCCTTGATCTTCCTATACGGTAAGCTTACGCCGGACGGCATGGGTAAGGTCTGCCGCTTGTACGGGTTCCAAGTCTTGTTCCGCTTAGAGGGTGGCGCTTGCAATTGGGTGATCCTGTGAAGCTACCATTCTGGGCGAAGTGTGTGCTATTGGCGTTGGTATTTTTCGTCTTGACAGCGATCCTAGACACTTGCACGCCGATCCTACAACCGGAAACCTGGGGCAAGTAGCTTTCCCCTAATCTGAGTATCAAAGAAAACAACCCGCTAGCGCATGCTAGCGGGTTGTGTCGTTTCGAGCCGGGACGCATGCGCCTTGATACTTTCAAGGCGCATGCGTCCCGGCTCTTGCCTTTGACTGCTAGCCCTGTTTTCCGTCGATCCTAGCCAATATCCTGCCAACCCTGGTAGGAGGATAGCAGGGTGTCCTTTCGCCTCATTTCTAGATAAAAAGATACCCGAAAACACTAAAAGGCACCCAGAAACACCCATAAAGATTAAACAATTGAAATGCAATCTTCCGTAGCTACCGCTGTGCGCTGTCCGTAGGCAACACACTTGGAGCATGAGCTAATTTTACAATGGAAGATTACATAGAGCATGAGCTAATTTTACAATGGGAGATTAATTGTAGTGACTGACAATTTTTGTCAGTGACAATTTTTGTCACTTTGCTTAATCCAGAGTTGCTAATCTTGTTTCCTCGATTATTGCCAATTATCAGCCACGGGCGCGCTCTCCGTACAAAGAATGTACCCATGACAATTTTTGTCACCATGTCATATCGACACACTATCACCCCCTCCTGACCCACTGACAATTTTCGTCAGTCCACCGACGCACAATGACAAAACTAGGACTATCTGACATGGTTTCGCCTTTCTTTGATACCTGATATTCATAACCTCTTGCACCATAAGGCTTTCCAATTTCCACTGACAAAAATTGTCACTTTCATGTAAGTCTTTTATATCCAGGTGCTTAACCCTTTCCTTACTACTTTTCTAAGGGACACCCGTTCCTAGAATCAAATAATAAAAATACCCTATTAGATCAATTGGAATTAGGAACTAGAAACTTGTCGCCCATCCCTTCATGCAAGCCCCTCTCCGACCACCACAAGGCACGGCAAGCCGGGTTCCTGTCGCTTGGCGGCAGAATTATGCCACACCCTAGCTAGGACAACCCTACCAACAATAATGGCTCCAATGCCTTATTTTTGCCTCCGACTTAATAGTAACTCAATAGTACACGCCAGTATATTCAAGTATCAAACAATCAAAAACTTCATTTGAACCCTATGATCCTAATCTTCGTCCAGGATTCGCGCGCAGTAGAGCAAATCAACTTTTTACCATGGACAGAAAAGCCAGGATGCTAAGCATCCTGGCTCTTGTTCATTCTGCACTACTACGGCCTAAAATACTGGCTTTCATGTTCTCCCTTGGTATTGACCACCTAAAGAACTCATCCCTCCCATGCTCAATATCGATTAGCAGCATGATAGCTTCAAGATTATCTTCGCTTATATCAGGCGGCACGCGTAGTGCTGTGAGACCCACAAATGTGCCGCCGTCCTTAGAAAGATTACTATAGAAGCTAAGCTTCTTGCCACTACCTCCTAAGTATTTCCTCCAGCCATCGCCTTTATAATCTTGGCCGCAAGTTGGGCATGTAGGCATCCCTATCTCCCCACTAGACTATTGAAGCCATCACTGGCCCCAGCTACTAATCCTGCTGCTATATTATCGAGCGCCTTTTGCTCAGCCTTATCATCCGCTTCCGATAGGTCCGTGAAGCAACGCCCCTTCGTGATCGCCTCCCAGCAACCCTTGTAGCGATCCAATAGCTTCCGCTGATAATCCGGCCTCGCCAAGGTAGCATGGTGCGTGAGTCTAGCAGCCCCGCTCATATGCGTGAGCTGATGCACTTGGCACACGAACTCCTCACCTACTGGCTCTCCAAGCAACCACCCATATGTAATCTCCTGATCCAGCCACTCTGTATTGAAGAGCGTATCATCCGCGCCAATCGTCACATCTAAGCATTTGCTTATAATCTGGTTCTTGTGTGGTAATCCCGTCTTCGAGTCCCATGTATAGCCTTGCTGCGGGCTAGCCTTACTGTAGAAGCCGTTCACTTTCCAGTCGTGTACAATCCTGACACCCGCTGGCGATTTATAATACAGATCCGGTTTGCCTAATAGTGGCACACCACCTACTTTGCCCTGCACTGAGAACTCCATTCTGGGCCGTCCACTCAGCATCAAGAGCTTAATCCCGCCGCTCTTCACATAGAAGTCAAACACCGCTTTACCCTTAGCCCAGGCTGCTTCGGCATTCTGTACCTCGACCTGTCTCCCGTAATCCACAATCGGAAGCCCCATCAGCTGCTCGATCTCATTCTTAATCAGTCCATCGAAGGCCGAACCCAGTGCCATCTGGTGTGTTTGTGCTATCTTAGGACTTCTCGTCTCGCATAGATAGCGTAAATAGTACTCTCGTCTGTCGCTCTCCCAGGTCTTCAAGTTCGAGGGTGATAAATAATCAGGTAATCTCATTGTAGCCTTGTTCTTTCAGTTTGTTAAGTGTTGTTACGCGATATATACCACTAGCCTCTTTAACTAGATAATCACCTTGAGGAACGCGTACACCATCTATTGTTAATACTAGCGCCTCTGGCTTTACATAATCGACAGCCAACTCAATACAATTGGGCATGAAGTTACGGAATGCCTCTACATTTGATCCCTCAAAACGCAGTGCTTCTACTTCAATAATCACGGTTTTATTTAGACGCATTATGCACCTACTTTCTTGGAGGTTAGTTCACGGTCGCGTAGCCTTATATTTCGTATTACATCCTCTAATCCTAATAGCTCAACACGCAACATGAAATCATCCTGGTTAGGTAGTTTGCTACCTATAGCAGGCTTCTCATAATTTGTCATATATTCGTGCATATTCTTCTGTACATCGTGCATCTTTGCTAATATAATCTTTATATCACTAGGATAGATCATTTGTGTTTTATCCTTATGCCTTTGCGTCGTCTAAGTTTCTTCGTCTCACCTACCAATCGCCACGCACGGAAGTATAATTCCCCATCCTGAATATAGAAGTTAATCTTATGAACTAACCCACAATCGCAACATGCCATTCTATACCCTCTCATTATAGGCTTCACGACACTCCCCGCTTTAACCTTAGCATATCTCACCATCTGTGAGCCTCTCTGTGTTTGCGTAGCAGATTTTCCATATCAGCCGGAGTAGGTAGTCCACCCCGTGATATGATATCGGCATGTTTGTCGATTTCCTTCAAGTAGGCCATCTTAGCTTTGAGCCTGCCGATAATATAGGCTGCTAATATAATTATAATAAGCACTACTCCCATATATACCCACACATTCCGCAAGTATGCGTCTCGCCCTTCGTAGTAATCTTTGTGTGCGAACATTCATGCTGCTTTTCAGCCAGCGAGAAGGCCTCTTGTGCGGCCTTCAGTTTCACCAACATAGCATGCCGTACCTCAGACAATTCAACACGCTTAGCAAATAGATTATCACGCGTAAGCTTATCAACATGTCTCATGGGTACTCCTATTTAGCAATGCTTTTAGCTTATCTGCATGACGCTGGATACGCTTCTTTATTTCGGCGGTGTCTTGCTTCGCTTTATTCGCTTCGCATAACTCATTAATCGCTTTTAACCAGCAGCCATATGCTGTGTCCCAATCCCAGAGCCATTGCTTCTTTGCTTCACGCCGCTTAATCTCTGCTTCACGCCGTTCTTTCCAGGCGGTATAGAAAGGTATCCTCATAGTGCCATCCATTCGCAATGTTCACTTAAGATTATCTGTGTACCGGCACTATTATACCACCTACCGACTACATAGCCATACACATCGTAGTAATATTGTCCAGCTAAATCCATGCGAACGACAACACGATCACTATTATCGGGAGGCTTAGTGATAGGCTGCCAAGTACGACTAATCCGTTTCTTGGCCTCGCCCCAGCAATCATCGTGTATTGAGGTTATCTCGTTCTCCCCACCTACCAGACGCTCACAAACTAGACACTTACTCACTGAATACCATGCAGACTAGGGACACTCGCTCGTCCCCATTCGCCGGTCTTATCAATCTTAGCCAGTGCAGTCTCGGCCTCCGCTATAATCCCATGCAAGGCCTCTTTCGCCTTGATAGCCATGAGCCGTTTCGCCTTAATCATAAGCACATCCCATGGTTCCAGAGCGTCACCCCATCGTGCTATCATCCGGAAGGCTGAGCCAGAGCAATCTTGGTTCCACATCCAATCATGCTCACCAGTATATGCCATAAGTACAGGATCTTTAACGACCGACGGCACATCGTGGCGGATGAAGAGCATATGCCCCGGATGCTCCGCTTTGTAGCTGCGTATCTCTTTCAACACGCGTAACGGTATCACTCCCGCATCATAATCCTTGAGCCGTGTTGCTTGGCCAAACACAGTCATCAGGACGAAGGCCTGGTCCTTAGTCGGGCTAGGGTACCCCTGTCGGTGCTTGCTTCCATTATCAACCTGTAGCTTAAGCCCAAGCTCCTCAATCAGAGCTAGAGCCTCAGGCTCAGCCTCAGGCTTCAAGGTTTCCGGGCTAATCTCGCGTTCATCTAGGATTTCTACTTGCATGTTAGTCTCCTGTTGACCATGACGCTAGTTCTAGTAGCAAGTCACGGAATGGTAAAGGTGTAGCGTTTGCTTCTCGTTTCCCGAGTTTCAGCTTATTGTAATCTTTGCCCCTATCATCGAGGCCGATTTGATAACTAGTAGGTGGCTGTGACCAGTCAAGCTCGAATGGTTCCCATTCCCCTTTGTAATATAACCATGTAGCTTTGTTAGCCTTGTGACCATAGGCTGATTGCCATACCTCACATACCCAGCCTATGCCGCTTCGCTGCCAGCCAAGACCCTTAGGCTCTTTAATCCCATGATATGAGAAAGCCTTGCTATAGGCTGGATGTTCAAGGACGCCACCGCAACGATTAACAGACTTAAGCGCCGACGCAAAGCATCCGCCATCATTACCAGGCTTATTATGTTCCCCGCCCCACCGTGCATAGTTCACAGCCGCTAATGAACCCCACAGTTGGCACGGTGGATGTGCAACGACCGGATACTTACCCGCATATAATCTTGCATCACGCTGCTTGTCCCAGAGATCGACATCACATAAGTTGCTGTAGCAACCATCACTTTCCACAAATAGCGCGGCGATGATCATTTGAGTATCTTCTCAGCAGCTTCATAGGCTTTAGTTAATCGTTTCATAATCTTGCTATCAGGTGTCTCGAACCATGGCGCGCAGAGTGAATAACGGTAGCTTTCTACTACGCGTATAATCCCCTTATACTTGCCTTTCGCGCTACTGCGGGATACACGGTAATTACGCTCATTAGCATGGTAATAGAGTGTAATCATAGCCCCTCCGCTAGATGTTTTAAGATGCTAGTTAATATGTTGTTAGTAGTACGGACATGCTCATGTAGTGCATAGGCTTGTAGCTCAGGACTACCAAGACTCTCGGCTGCTTTGCGATTATTGTATTCAATATCGCCTAACAAATTCTCTATCTCGATTTTAGTCATTTCTCCTCCCAAGCTGGGCACATATAAATCATGATACCTCCCACATGCGAGATAAAAGTAATCATGCAAGCAGGGCCACATAGATCCACACCGCGTGTGAATGTACATCCTCCAGCCCAGAAGAGAAAACCCAACAACACGCCAGCATACAATGCACATAGCAATGATACTAGTAGTCTTTTCATGATTATCTCCAGGCTTCTAGGGTTCTACGGTCCCAACTATGTTTCAGTAGTCCCATATATCTACTATCAACCATACCATCCGCATAATCGACATGCATAGCAAGCCCCACGCTATGAATTGTTCCACCAGTCTTATGGACATGCAATAGCTTGAAGTGCCTATCGGCACATCGTATGCCATAGTCGCGTTCGATATATTGTACCGCTGCATGTTTCGGATTACAGCGTGTCTTTGTCTGTGGTAATTTGCCACCCTCTACTCGTATATAGTGGCCATTATACAAGATGATGTTAACAATCATGGCACCGCCACGATTGTAGCATCTAACCTGGCAGCATAGTGCATAGCTTTTGTCTTAGATAATCTCAGTGCAAGACGTTTGCCTATTAATCCGCTACGCCAGGAAGCCTCAGGGTATAGCTTCAGTGACCAATTCTCTTCAGCAGGAGAGAGGTAGTATTTCTTATTCTTATCGCGTTTCACAACCATATACTTAGTATGTTGTCCCACGATTAGCACATTGAGTCCGAACCGTTTCGCTGCGCGATACACAGTGGCTTTGTGCTTATATTTCTTAGCATTCTTAGCATCGTCTCTGATAGCGAAGCCGTCTTTCGTAATGCCAGCGACCCACCAGTGTTTGCCACCAGGGATTATGTTGAGGTAGAGTAGGTAGTGCATGTGTTTCTTTTTGTATGATAAGGTGTGTATAGACTAGGATGACCACCGAGTGCAACTAAGTTCTTATACTCAACACTACTGTAGAAACGCGCTACCGTCTTATTGAGTGTACGCTCCAACGGTATCTTTATGCCATAGATAGTGATAGTCTTCTCCCTGTAATCACCAATCTTCCGTTCGGCCAGCATACCTCTCACATAATCTCTGATCGGCATTCCTGGAGGATGTCTGTGTTTCTGGAGCATGATTATACCTTAGCTATGAAGAAGTGGAACACATACATGCCATTAATACCAATCGCTGTACCGATGTATTCCCAATGTTCTAGGAAATTATCCTCAAATGTATGCCCTGTAGCAAAAGCCACGACAGCCCTGCGCTCATATGAATTAGGATTAACGATAGCCCACAGGCAAGGCTTCCCATCCTGCATGCCCACATGCAAGACCTTAGCATCGAGAGGTATTGGAGTGCTAGGCGTGAGTATATATTTGTAGATGGCTTTCATAGCATGACCTTCAATACAAGTAATCTTCGGATTCTAGCTGCTCGCTCCGCGCCTTTCTGTGTTTTCCAGGTTCTAACATGTTTCCCTAGTTCATCAGACCATAGAGTTACGCCCTGTCGTTTCCTATTCTGTAGGAACCATATACCACTAGGAAAGTGCATCTTATATAGTACGAATCTCATATAGCTACCTCTTGAATAATGCAGCGTAGTTTCTTTGCTAGATCCTTTGCATATTTATGGTCAGTAATCCTATACACACGGGAATCTAATGCTACTTGTGTTAAGATGTTAGGACCATCTTCTATTATACTAAAATGCGTGACATATTTTCTATAACCGTCTACCATAGTATATAGCACATAGCCCGTCATCGTCTTGTAGATACGGCAATTCACGAAACGCCTGCGTAGCCTATATGCCGATGATTGGCTATATAGCCCAGCATATAACTTATGAGGATTAAGACTCCAAGTATGCACACCCTTCACATAGGTATGCTCTAAATAGAGTCCTTCCCTAGTCTTGAGGATATATTTCATATCAGTGTCCTGGCTTCAAGAATCTGTAAATCTATCATACCTTCCTTTTCTAATCTTTTCTTCCGCTTGATGCAGAGATTAAGATTCTTGAACCAACGTGTCTTGTCATTGATTCGCGGTTCAAAGCATCCAGATTTATTGTCGAAGATTAATCTACTGTTCATTGGTCTGTATATTAGGTAACGATATAGGCTCATTCGTCCTCCCTAGTACGCCAGTATCTCGCTTCCATAGGGATACCATCAGCTGTTAATCCTCTGTACTTGAAGCTAACTACTAAGCCCTCTGTGAAGTGTAGCATACCGACACTGAACTTAGGTGCCTTCTCCCCAGGGTGTAATCTTGCCCATGTCTCGGCATCAGTACCTAATCTGCGTTCCTCATCGGTGAACCCACTTAACTGTAGCTCTTTACCGTTATCAAGTTTCAAGATTAGCGAACCCATCATACCCAGCAGTTTCGAGCCTTTGTCGGTCTCCTTACCGCTGTACCAACCGATTACAGTTCCTTCGCCATCCTCAAAGGGCTTCACTTTCAAGCAACCATGCGAACGCTGGCACTCATAGATACCTTCCGGCTTCTTGAGTACTAATCCTTCACCGCCTTTTTCTAAGACGATATTCATTAGCTGGTCAGCACGGCTCCTAGCATCAACCTCCTTAATCGGCAGTTTGATCTGATGCAACACCTTAGCGTATTGATTCAAGATTATCTTGCTCATCAGTACATCTAATCGCGAAAGGAAGGGCGCACCGTAGCTAATGCTCTGGAGTGTACCGAACCTAGTTGCCCAGTCAGGTATGCTGATGTCCTGCTTACGGCCACTATAGGTTACGGTACGCGTACTAAGGAACCTACTCGCCGGTACAAGATCATATACCATGAAACGCACGAACTCCCAACGATTATCCGGTATCTCCTGTTTTATGGCACTCATAAGCACCTGACGATGGGCATAGCCTTGCCAGAGTTCCCCGTCGAGCATGACATTCGGTAGCCCGGCTGTCCACCAGTCGGGAGCATGGATAATATTCCCCAACCGGCTCCATAATCCAGTACTCAGCATACCTTGCTTACGCTTGTCATACTTGTTCGCCCATGGCACATCTTGTACCTTCATACCGACAGTAATCCCGCCGTCCCAGAAGCAGCGTTGACCATCTAGCTTCTCACTAGCGAACCAGCCGCCTATACTTACCTTATCGGTAATCTTGTGGCATAGCATGAGAAGCGAATTATCTTTACTGCTCATAAATAGGCTCCAGGACATGCGCCCAGTGTGTTGGCTCTACCGTGTGAGAACCTACAGTTTGATTGAAACGATTATGGACCCAAGATCCCATTTTTATCTCACCACTGCCGAAGCGCAGCCATACCCAGCAAGATTTCTGTGGCTGTATATCTACAGCAACATACCATTGCCAAGTGTGCCCCTCGGCTATTGCTGTGATTGTTAATCCATATTCTGGGTGCCTAATCTTCATGCTGCACACCCTATATTCACAAGCCAGGCACCGCCACGTACTTTGTTGTCAATCATGGCATCCTCGTTGAACACGAACTTACCATCACCGTGTCGCACTTTCAGTGCGGTGAACATATTCTCATAGAACTTCGGGTTTGCCTGCACAAGTAATCCACGCTGGAACTCGTGCCAATCTTCGTAGCCTACCCACCAAGGTGTGCGACTGCTGTCAGGCTTACACTTCAGCACAAAGTCCCTCTCTTGGCGTATCCACTCCATGCCTCTTACAGGCAATCTCCGCGACTCAGCCTCTTTACTTAGCACGACACCATAATCTAAGAGCGACATTATGTCGTCTTTCCAGAGCGCGACTTCTGGATCAAGACTATGCCCAATAGGGAACTTGTTTCGCTTGTATATGACCTTAATCCCTCCTATGCAGAGGGCTAAGTTATAGTTACTGAAACACCTTGCCGATAATTGATATAGCGGGAAGGGTGTCAGAATCATCATCTTATCCAAGGGTCACCTCGCTATTTTTGAGTGCTTCATTTATCTTATCTGGTAATCTTTGTCCCATAGCTACTTCAGTATTGAAGTCGCCGCCCCAGTCACAATCTACTAGATGCTGTCTCGCGTCTATGAGAGCATCTCTCAATTGCATTATAATCTTATTCAATTGTACTGGGTCATCAAGCATGGTGTCCCAATCTCTGATCTCGGAAGGCTTTAAGCTCGCGCTCGATGTGTTCAACTTCTGGTGTACCATGCATACCATTCCAAGGCTGCGGTACTGTTATCGCGTAGCCACCCATTTCTTTCCATAACTTGTTATTATCATCGTAATCGTCGATCAGTATGTCGTCAGCTTTCGGCTTCACACTCATGGCCTTAGCGCCACGGCAGATTATCATGCGCTCTGCAAGTTTCGGATAGTTATAGGCCATCCAGACCATTTTCCCGGCTGCACTATGCGGAGAGGCAGGCTTCGTACAGACATAGATATTCTCAGCTTTTTCGTGGTGGAGCAGGCACTCCACTAGATCACTAGCGAAAGATGTCCGTGGCAGGTTTGCCCACCACTCTATACTGTACTCGTCGAGCTTAATCTTACGACCAAACAGATCATCCAGATCATAGACACCTGGCCTTGTGACCATAGGCCGCTTACGACCTAAGGCTTTGTGGATACCTGCGTTCAGGTCCACAAGCACGCCATCCATATCAAGATATATCATGATTCATCCTTGAGTTGATTACGGAGCCAGTCAGTGAGGATACCGATACGCATGAGCCGCTCGCGTATGACATCTAAGCTCTTGCTAATCGTAGCCTGTGTGCAGTGTAATTCTTTTCCTATCTCGCTCTGGTTATAGCCATTAATCCGCATATGGATGATAGTCTGCTGTTCTTTCGTGAACAGGTCCATCAACTCACCCCAAATCATAGCGGTATCGACGGCATGCTCAGCCGACTCCTCGCGCAGGTCCACGACGCCAGGCTTACCATATTTCGCATAGTAATCCTTTACAGCCCTCCGTTCCACAGGTATCAAATGATCACCATCAATATGCTTCCGGCATGCACCGTGTAGGTTGACCGCAATATAGGCACCGATATTATCATCGTGGAGTGAACCGTTCGCCGCTCTATCCACACACTGTACGAGTGCAAGATTAGCTACGGCAACTAGCTCCTCTTTATCGCGACGATAGCGTCTGGAGTACCAGACTGCTATCTTATATGCAACGGCCATCTGGCCTTCTATGATAGTGTTCCTGCTGTGCGGCAGGTGAATGACTAGAGCGCGCAGATGCTCGCTACTAATCTCTTGGGGGATTGTGAGTGTCAAGGGAATGCCTTTCGGGCGTGTTAAGGGTTGTAAGACCGGGGAATGCTTGCATGAAACTTTCTCGTCTCTCAACAGTTGAGAAGCCAATCCATGTCCAGCCATCTACTGTTGCTGATCCACGGTGCCAATGCCCTACTTCATCGAAAATTGGATAACTCTCCTTACCAAAGTTATTGATTAACCAATGCCGCATGTTGTACCAAGTTTCAAGGCCTTCCTCAGTAGCCTCGCTGCCCGTTTTTGCATTAAGAATATAAGGCGTTGGCGACCAGACTTTCTTATTAAGATCAATATGCCTGGCATCGCATTGTGTCGTAAGCAGGTTATATAATCTCATGGTATCCTACAGCAGTGAGGGAACTCTTCCTGGAACCTACGCATATTTGCTTCGCTATTGAAACCGATTAATGTCCAATCGTCAATAGTATCGCTACCCATAATCCAAGCGCCTTCAACGCCATGTAGTGGCCAAGCTTCGCCGCCTAGATTCTCTGCAAGCCAGGTAGCCATCTTGTCCCAGATTACTGAACCATCTATAGGACCAGTGTTGACATTCAAGATATGTCTGTTCTTATCCCAGATTATACGATTGAAGTGTAGCTTATTGGGATCTTTCTCTTTCATCAGTTTCTTATAGTAGCTCATAAGCGTATGCCTAATCTATAGTACACTGGACCGTCTTTCGTTATAAGATGTTTCTTCACCATATAATCCCAGACATACGACCATTCTTTCTCACTCGGGCATATTAGTCGGAGTTCTAGCTCCTTGGCACGGACATTGAAAGCGAACCGTGTGTAGCCGCGTGCTATACAGTTCTGTATGTCGCGTGCGCGTAGTCTGAGTTCTTCCATGCGGGTTTGTTCAGTAATCATAGATTATCGCCCAGTCGCTAGGAAATCTTGTATCTCAGCATAATGATCTATGATCCTGCCGATATAATCGTGCGCCGCATCTTCCCCGTAGCAGTCCTGGCAATTAGGTTCCCGGCACTTGAGGCCATTACAAGCCACTACGGCACCAGGTAGCATCTTCATGGACTTGAGCAGTAGTTCAGCACCGCGCTTAACGCGTGGATCTTTAGCTATGCTAAGCTCCACACTACCGACTGGCTCCACTATTTTGCCACATTGTGGGCAGCTAATCATATTACCCACCTGCCAGCTGTTGTTCTATTATATCAATAACCGTATCAGTCCCCGCATAGACTGTATAATCCGCACCCTGCTGAGTGAATACACCACCAGTAATCCCGTTCACCTGCCAGCCTGGATCTGGAACAACCGTGAAATAGTAGTAGAATCCTTGCTTCAACGCTTGGGTCCACGGTGCCTTATGCACATAAGTACCCTCTTTCGCGTGCATGATAATCGTGCAGTGCGCACCATTGATAACATTCGTTTTGTAAAAGCCGTTCCAGATTTGCTCACCTAAGGCCCGTGCTATAGCCTCGTTATGGTTTCTCGGTGCGCTTGGCTGTGCTGTTACAGCGGTATCCTTAGGCAACTTATCAGGTGGGATGTACTCTTCACATGCCGCTAGGCACATGATTATTGGTATAAGGAGCAGTCGTCTCATGGCATGGTCCAGATTTGTTTCGGTAGTGGTTGTTTCAGAAAATTATCTACAGCGACTTTACCGCGTTCAGTTAACTCATAAGGCTCAGTATCATCTTCTTCTGGAAGAGAAATCATTTTAAGATTAACGAGACCAGTAAGTATGTGATTGCCGCAAGCCGGTATCTCACTTTTATGGTAATCTTTAATCCCTGCATGGATCTGTAGCAAGATTATTATTTCATTGGCGTTCATGGCATGGTCCAGATTTGTGTTGGTAATTCTAGCCCTAAGATATGGCGCAGGTATGCGCGTCCACGATTCGTAGGGAGGTAATTAAGTGTCATAACATCAATCATAATCATTTCTTCATCTTCTAAGTACTTAATAGCATTCTTATCAAATTGCGGGAGACTACTAAGATTCTTATCGTGGTATTTTTCTTCACCACGAGAGATACAAAGTAGTGCAACTAGCGAATCGCAGTTCATGATCGTACTCCCATAGGATTACCGTCGGTATCTCGGTAGCCAAGTAGCATATCAACGGCTTCAACAATTTTTGTATTACCGTCGTCGTCTTCGAGTGTTATATCAATGTTGTTATGTCTTTGCTTTGCCTCTTTAATCACCATAGAATATCTACAATAGACGGACGCACCAATTGGTACCTGTGAAGCTTTCTCATACAGACCATAGGTACGCAGCGTTACCGCATAATCTTCTGGCTGGAGTTTCATATCGAGCATAACTACAGGCTGCAAGTTGCCGTACAAATCCCGGCGATGAATGGCATCACCACGCAGGAAAGCCTTCATAACAGGCAGCCATCTGGCGGCTAGCTCGCGATTCATGGCCGCCTCACAGTGCCTGTAATCCCAACGCAAGTCATGCAACTTGCCTTGAAATGACGGTAGCCAGCTTCCGGGTCACGGGCGACGAGGACGGTGTCCCCATGCTTCCGTGAACGGTAGCTGGCTACTGCTTGGTGATTGGTGCCTACCAGGGGTAGGGGTGTGGTGTACAGCTTCATAAGATTATCCTTTCGGGATAATGAGGAAAAGGTCGAGAGGTCTGGATTTGAACCAGCGAGTAATCGCATGTGTCTGGCATGCAACTACCCTGACAGTAGTATGTCGATGGCTACTCCGACTGCCACCACTCCGCTCTCGATGAAATGATATACTATAATCCGGTATATCAGCGGCCCTGTTCCGTACACGGCTTACATGGTGCTGCCAAATAAGTTGTTCCGCTACTTGTAACAAGCTGGTAGAAGATGTAGGAATCGAACCTACGACCTGAGGTATATAAGACCCCTGCTCTAACCGTCTGAGCTAATCTTCCGTATAAGTAGGCTTGCAGCCGTGAGCCACGTCCCTACAAGGTGTTAAGAGCACCTGGCGATAAATCCCCAGTAGATTAACACTATTAGCTAATTTGCGGTAAGCCTATCTCCGTAGCGTGATTCCCTAATCTTTCGATTGTTCACCTGCCGCTAATCATATCCGTTGAATCTTTTCGGGTTACTCGAAAGTCCCGCCATATGTGCCGCCTTGGCATCATCCCGGCAATATATGGACCCGCGCTAGCCGTCAAGGGGTCTGTCGGCTATCTATAGGCGTCCCACGCGCCACCCTAGCAAATTGCGTGCCAATAGTTGATGCAAGCGGCAAGTAGCCCAGACTGGTAGCAGTGTGTCACACTACTAATCATATCTTTGCGACTATGTAGATTTCCTTAATCTCCATCTGCATACCCTCTCTAGGTATCTTGTAACCTCGCGGATCGTAGTACACACCTTCGGCTGCATTGTATGCAACGGCATGATGTACGCCCTTACCTAGCATGCCTATCACTAGGGCATCGTGCTTCATATAATCTGTGATCCGTCGCCAGGGTCTCTCATAGACCTGCACAGGCTGTGCATCATAATCTGGTGCAACATACGGATTAACGAATATAGGCGCTAGTAACCTTCCACGCCGCAGGCAACAGTCTTGTACTTCTGCGATGCAGTGACCACGGAAGCGTCTATCATCCGTATATTCTGGCCAGCAAATTGCTAATCCGTCGTGGCCTATCTCTTGGATTAGCTCTCTCGGCTCCACATTCAAGAGCATGGCTGTGCTTGTCACCGTGCAAGTTGGGCCATCAGAGATTAGGAGTTTCATACCCTGCTTTCTTAGCATGACGGATTATCTTGACATAGTAGCTGTATCGACGCTTACCTGGCCCTGCATTATAGTATTGTATAGCGTATGCCCAGTCACGCTTTGCACTATGTTCATACAGCCACACTAAGTACCTAATCGCTATTTGCTCAGCATATACTTGATCTGTAGCTAGATCCTCAAACTTCTCACCTTTACGCTTGACTTGCTTCCAAGCTATCCTCTTAATCTGGAAGGCAGATAGTTCACCGTCTGCACCGATAGCCTTGTTGATATAGACGATTCTCCCATCCTCACTGTAATAGGATCGAGATTCTTGTTTCAAGATACCGGCTAGTACCCAAGTTGGTACCTCCGTCGCATAGGTGTTTGCTAAAATAGCTATCAATAGTATAATCTTCATAGTTTTATGAGTTCCTGTATTGTGTATGTTTGGGTTGGCCCTACTTTGATCCCGTCTACATCCATATGATGCGGAATGCTTTCAGCTACACGCTTAATCCGTCTCTGGGCGTTCGAATTCATCACCCTCATCCGGTGCTGTGTTATCTGGTTCAAAAGATTGATCCGTGTCAGGTTCATAGTCTATCCCTAGTGCTAGATGTTGTGCTTTGATAACGCGTATATCATCGGCTTTACAGATTTCCATACCCTTGAAGTATGTCTTAGGATTAACTGTTACGCTTAATATAGCGCCACCTTTATTCTCACCGGTATGCTCATCAATACACTCATAGCAGACATCGCCATTATCCATGATAACCATCGGGTACACTAATATCATACTCTGGTCTGCCTTACATAATCTTCTGTGAAAATGTCTATTATCTTCGAGAATCCAGCTAATTCAACAGTATTACACATACGCACTACTTTATACTGCGGCCCTTGCTCATCCGTATAAGCATATACACAAGCGAACTTATGCCGCTTAGCTAATTCACCAAAGAGTTCTTCTGTCGTGGCTAGCTCTAACATAGGAAACTCGGCGGTATTTCAACAGCTAGTTTGCATGCATCCTTAAGCTCTCTACTAATCCCGGAAGCAAGTACCAGGGTACTAATGCCTCGTACTGAAAGCCAAGAAACAACTGGCGTAAGATCCCCGTCAGCAGAACCAAGCACCAACATATCAAATTGAGTATGGCTATCCATAATATCAACAGCCATCTGTACATCAAAGTCACACTTCCTCTTTAATCCCGTGCTTGACGGGTATTCTTTCGGTGTCTTCTGTTTGACTATAAATTGCAGCTTCTCCATCGCATGGATGAAAGCATTAGCTTCATTACCCATGACGGCAGCGTAGGCCATTTGTTTCTTGATGACACCAACATCTGCTAGGTAAGCTATATACTTAGCGTAATCAATCTTCTTTTTATGTACCTTCTCTACGCAATAGTAGAGATTACTTACATCGACGAAGACGCCTAGACGCTTCATTTGACTTCCTTCCAACGAAATTGCTTTAGATTATGCTTATCAAGATAATATTCAGCGCGACCTTCTTTAACACTTATTTCTTCTACATGTGCTTTACCACATATAAATCCTAGAGAGAAGACCCCTACAATAATAACAGCTAGAATTATTTTTATTTTCATGTTTTTCCTTGGAATGATTGTTTTTCGCGTAGTAGCTCTAAGATTAATAGTTCAAGCTCATTACGTTTCATAGCACGGAGTATATCCGGTACTATATTCTTACCCGTATCAGCTGCCCTAATCTGAGACTTAATAACCTCATAACGCTGATCGGGATGTATGGCGCTGAGATCGTGTGTCGTCATTTGAATGTCTCTAAAAAGTGCCACCAATTGTGCGGCTTGAATAGTTTTGCATATTCTTTATCGTCAGCAGCCCACAAGATCCACACGCCATCGCCATTTGCACAGAACTTAGGGAAATCCTCTAGCTGTGCCGGTGTGAACTTGCTACCTTTCATATTTGGCAGCTTCACTTCGATCCAACGATGCCCATACCGTGTATGTGTACAGTAGAGATCTGGGAACCCTGACTGGTACATATTACCATGCGTCTCTTTCACGAACCAGCCGTAGTTACGCATCATCTTTACGATGTCAGCCTGGATTACCGCCTCAGGGCCGCCTCTATGCTTACCTTTGAGTGGTTGCATCTTGCTTGTCCAGTGCCAGCACGATTAGCGATGCTATCTTAAGTAGCGCCAGACGCTTTGTCTCATGTGGCAGACCAGCGGCTCCACGATTTTCAAGCGTCATAATCTCAAGCTTAGCTTGTGTGATGAGAAAATCTGGGTCACAGTGCTTGTCGATTAGCTGAAGTTCAGGTGTATTAATCATTGACCGAACATTAGCAACACACTTAGTTAGGCTTTTGCGCACGGGAGGCTTTCTCTATGATGGTTTTGCAGGCACGCGGCTTGAAGAAGGCTGGTCGAACGGCAGCTGAGGTACGGATCGTGAAGACTTTCAGTGCTTCATTGAAGAGCCGTAGTTCTCGATACTCTTTACTATCGCCCCATGTTTCATAGCGTTTCCAAGTTTGCTCAGTACAGAGCTTCCTAATCTTTATGCAAGCGGCATACTCCTTTTGCTTCAAATCGGACAGCCAATCCCAGGCTTCCTCTAATATCTTATCAGGCAGAAGTCCAGCATCCTTGTACACGGTCAGCTTGTCTATAACGCCTGCTTTCTCGATGATTAGACGCATATCGTCTAATTGTTCTATAATCTTAAGAAGGGTTGGTTTCACGAATGTTCCTTACTAGACTGTATTTATCCAGCCTAGAATAGTTGGGGATATTGCGATGGCGTGCTAAGTCTCTGAGTTCGCGGATACTTAGCTCGCCCACATCGCGGGAGGAGTGACTGTGTATCCAGACTATAAGCCTGGTTGTGTCACTGTCATTTATAATAGATTGAAGCTTCTTAATCTCATCAGGCGTGCTACATTTGTAGAGTTCCTCGAAGCCTGGACTCTGCATCCTATATAACATAGCCCTAGCTACCCGTGACCTCTCTTCTAGTGTTAGCTTTAAGTTTTCTAGCGTCACGGGTAGCCTTCCGGATTATCACGGCGTTGTAATCTTGCACTAAGTCCATATTACGGACACACTTATGATACAGTATATACTCATCATCTGACCAAGTTTTACCGTGATGTTGTTTTGTAAGCAGTATAGCAGCACATTGTATAGCTTGGTCATACATATCCATGAGGCTTAATCCTTGTCGCCGTAACTGCTGAGATCCTCATAATCATCATAATGCTGATCAATATACTCATGGACCATTTGCGTATGCTCTAAGTCTAACTGATGGTCAGGATGGAAAACTTCCTCGTCTGATTCTTTGTGTACTTGCGGTACATTGATTAAGCGAGTTACTTGTCGGCCCAGGTCTTTAGCTCGTTGCTCCACTCGATTTCGGCCAGCGGGACTTGATATTTTAGGCATGCTATATACTCATCTATAATAGGTTGTATCTTGGGGACTACACTCGGGATGCATGGATTCATAATCTCGTCATGCACATTCATAGGCACTACGACCCAGGAATGTACGCCACTTGGCTGTAACTCCCAAATCTTACATTGCAAGTCTTTCGTAATCTCAGCACCGGAAGACTGGATAACATGGTTAGCTGCCGCACGCATGTTACCGGCTTGTATTGCGAATGCTGCACCGAAGAGCGCAGATCGCAGCGCACCAGCGGGTGTCTGTTCTCTGTCCCTGCGCACAACTTTAATCTTATACTTGGTCCACTCTTTAGGGGGTTCCTCAGCTATGGCGAAGAGTGCTTTGCAGATCCTGTTCTCAAGCGTGAAGTATCGTCGGAAGCCCCTCATACTTTCTATATAATCGGCAGGGTCAGCCCATTCCACTTTGGAACCAAGTCCTCCTGGCTGACGCATGGAACAGAACATATCAAATATCTTCGATCTGGCTTGGCCCCAAACTTTGTACTTGCTAATCCAACCTTGATAAGCAGCATCCGCAACTTCTGTCGGTACGCCCACTCGCGTTGTGAGAGTGAATCCCTCTCCGCCGTAAGCGAGTGCAAAAACTCCATTCTTGCTGCGTCCATATTTATCTTGGTCACCAGGTAATCCCTTCGTAGCGTAAATCTCATCGTAGGTCATCGGCGGAAAAAGGAACTGCCCGAAGAGTGCGTGTATCTTTGTACCTTCTAATCCTGTGCCTTTGCACTCACCACAGGTCGGGGATACTGTGCCTTTCTTCTTGCACTTGACACACGGACGCTTAGTCAGGATGTCTTTCCTAAGCTCTGGATCGCCATACACAGCATCCATCAAACAAATCTCGAAGCCTGAGAAGTCTCCACCTGTCAACTGCATATCTTTACCGGCTAACGGGAAGCATGAACGAACGGCTTTGCTCCTATTAATCCCTTGTGGGTTGAGTCCGTCAGATCCACTCATGCGACCGGACAATGCACCTATGACATTGAAGCTAGCGTGGAAACGTCCTGCCAGCAGTAACTTATCATAGACCTCAATCTCTTTGCCAGCATGGCGATAATCAAGTATCTCCTTAGCGCGGATGGCAGCTGGATGCAGTTCCTCAGTGGCTACGAAGCCTTCATTACATTTGCCACAACCCATGCCGTTGCATTCTTCATGGATACTGGATGCTTTCCACTTGGCAATTTCCTCAAGGATTATACCCTTAGTTGAGATACCATCGCCAGAGTTCATCACCAGTTTCTCTGTCTCAGTGAGTACTGGCTCTAAATACTTCCTGCATACGCCGGTACTATTGAAATTGTACTGACTCGCAGCTTTCTTAGCCTCTGCAATCTTTTTGAGCTTCTTAATCTGTTCAATGTCAATCTCATAACCACGCCAACGGATTGCCCCTACCATGCAAGCGAGTGTGGAATCGTTGTCACCACCCGGCAATAGCGTTAACTCACGGGATTTCTCAAGCGTACCACGCGCTATCATACGCGCCATACCCTCAGCATGCCCAGCAGCTAATGCACTGAAATAGTAATCAAGTTGCCTAGTATATTTGATGTCATCACTAGCGTACTGTCTAGCAAGAGGATTATAACCCCAGTGGATTATATGTTCCTGTATGACATTAGGCCAGCCGCCTTTCCAGTCGCCTGGTTTGCCGACTGCTGTTGCAAACGGTGCATAGCCATATTCAACCGGCATCGCGCTACTAGGTAGCTCAACATCCTTGAAAGTGGTTACATCTTCATAGCCTAATGCATCGCCAGCTAGCGCCTTGAGCGCAGAACTTGGTGCGAAGGTGAGTACTAGATCCCGGAAGTCTGGTATAATCTCACCATCATCATCTTTAATATCGTGAACTTTCCAACGAGCTTTCTTGTCGGCTTTACGAGCGAAGTAAATATCTTTGAACGGTATCCTCATGTCAAGCTCAGCAGCCAACTTATCAGCTAGGATAGAAGGTATCTTCTTAATCCTAACATCCTCGCGCTCCATAGTTGACTGGTAGGGACCTTTACGAGCGTGCAGCATGAGATCCAAAGCCTTGACAGGCTTCAAGCACACTCCGAGACGCCCCTTCTCCTCTGCTATTGCATAATCAATTATGTCTGGATAATCATCACCTGGCAATAGCGCCAATGTATTATATGTTTGATTAAGGTGGAACAACTCGAAGGCTATATTGAAGCCAACGAAAAGTCCCTGCATCAAGTCCTCAATCAGCTTCATACTATCGAGGACATTTTCTTTCCACACATTGTGTATAACAATGGGGCCATCATCAATAGCATACTGTATGATTACTATAGGTCCATGCAATCCGCAAGTCTCTGTATCAACATATATGCGTTTCATAGATGCTCCAGTTCCTTAGCCAAGATTATACTTTTAAGACCGTCAATATACTCTTTTATATACTCTTGCGGCATATGATTAAGCTGATTATCTATTAATCTTTCAACAGTTTGTATTGCTAGTTTTCGTTCTTCTTCATTGTAGATATGCTTGTCACTCATAGGTATCCTTTATATACTGGTTAAGCCCCTGCACCACTACAGTGCAAGGGCTTATCGTTTCAGTTCACATACATCCGGACGCCGTTTTCGGTCTTCGTCTCGAACTTGAAGCGCACGCCGAACTTGAATCCGGCATCGCCAAGTACAAGATTAATTGTCCAAATATCGAAAGGCTTCTCATCTTCGTCGAAGAAACCCTGGTCTGTGATCTTGATTACTTTGCCATCACAGCCTTGGCGCTTTGCATATTCGCCATCGAGGACGACCTTCATTGGCACTAGCTTGTCGCCAACTTGGACGCCTTTCAGCCATTTGAAAAAGTAGTAACCCGTGGTTACATGATCCGTATTCTGCGCGATGGCAGAAGCGGTATCTTGGTGGAGGGAAGCAGTGAAATGCCGTGGCATATTATACCTTGTGATTAGTGAACGAACAAACGCCGTCCACCTGAATGGTCATATCGCAGAAGAAATGCGGGTACACTTCCCGACAAATCCTTGCAATCGCGAGGAAGACTATACGAATCTCAGCTTCGGCACCGTGGGAGGTACGCATAGCGATTATGTTACGAAGGGCGCGTATATTGCAAGTGAAGACAATACTGGTAGCTAATCCGATTGGCGCACATCGTCGGAAAGCACTTGTAAGCTCTTTCTTTTTAGCGAAGTCAGTACCAGCAAGTTCCTTCTCGTAAATCTTAGTGAACTGTGCCTGCACAAACTCCAAATGCGAAATAGTATCAACGAAGAGTGCCAGTGCTTCTTGGTTCTCAGCGATACAAGACGGTATATGCGCCTTAATCTCTGTCAATCGCACATAGCGCAGACTTTCCTGCGAATAGGCACAGCCTGCACGGTGTCGTACTAATTCGTGCGTCACAACGCGTGAGACGTCCTTCAGCACGAATGTCATGTTAGCATGTTCTAAGACGGAACCGTGACCGCTAGCCAAAATATGCTCTAGGTAGGCGTGGTTGCCCTTCCGCACTTTCGTTACATTTGGATTAGTGGCATCTGGCTTGTTGCTGTTGAACGGCTCCCAACTACGATAGCACATGCGACCAGAGGCCTCAACAAGCTTCTCAGCTTCTGACGCCCCTTCTTCTGTAATCGGCCACTCTGGTGAGCCGATGTCGCGCATGTAGTTTTCAAGTTCAAGGTCGCTCGTCTTGGCTACGAGATATACTTTTGGATTAACCGACTGCATTTGGTGCCTTTAGGGTTTCTGGATCTGGTCGCGTGTATGTGAGGCCGTTCTGATCGGCGTAGTTTTCAATATGTGTGAAAAGCTGGTCAAGCGTTATATTGCCAGATGCCCATGCTAGCGTCCGTGTATATAGGCCACTGCCTATCGTATCCACTAGATGCTCTGTCATGCGCTCAATCTCTTTCTTGTCGCGCAACATCTTCTTGTCTAACTTGTATTTCTCAGGATGCACAGTGGCATTCCTGACACCGCGCATCTTAGCATCTTTAAGCATGCGAACCATCTTGAACAAGGCTTCTTGATTACCTGTCCGATGGACCATGTATAATTCGCGGATATTAGTGTGCGAGATTACACCGGCCTGTACTTCTTTCTGTACATCCTCAGGCAACTTGAGAAGCATAGCACGGATCTGTACCCAACCGCGACTTTGTCCGAGACGCTGTGCTATCTCAGCCTCGGTAATCTTGAGATTGATCAAACCCTGCAATGCCTTAGCCTCTTGCACGACATTGAGATCCTTGCGTTGCAGGTTCTCAGCTAAGTTGATTAATCGTGCGTCGATCTCAGTTAACGCGAACTCCTTCAACATGGCACGGATTGTGCCGCGTTTCAACACACGGTGTGCCATGAAACGACGGAAGCCTGCCAAGAGCCGATACTTCTTATCAGGGAAGCGCGGATCATTCATCGGGCAGACTGTCACTGGCTGGATCAAGCCCTGGCGCTCAATATCTTTGGCGATATCAACGACATCAATAGGCAGGATCTTGCCGCGACAGTTGAAGTTCTCGTCATCGAGTATCTCACTCAATGGTATATCTGTAACGATTTCACTCATGTTAATCCTTAAGGTTAGTTAGTTCACCAAGCGACATATCTTGCAATTTACGTTTCTTCTTGAGATTGTCTAGTGCTAATTTATCCGACGACAGACAGATGTAATCGTAGATGGTGCATCCTCGATTCTTATCTGCGCCTGTACGGTGAAAGCGATCCTCTGCTTGGAATCTTGCTTCTCCATCGAAACCATTGGAGTAGAATATCTCACTCGGACTCCCTGTGAGGGTAAGAGCCATGCCTCCTGCTTTAGCGTTTCCGACAAAACAAATTTTATCATGTTTCTCTCGTAGTTCCTTGCTTAGCTTATGACTGGCGTCCATGGCCTTGAGTAGCTCATTGGCATCCAGAGGATTACCTTGAGCATCCTGTCCCATATAGCCACGACCATCAACACGCAACACACTCCAACCTTGCTTTTTAGCTAGATCGACTATGCGATCTATCGTCGCCATGAACCCGCCCCAAACTATGAGACGGCCTACTTCTTCGTGTGCTTCTAGATCGAGAATAAGCTGGTCATCTTTCGGTGTACCGACGAACTGCGCTTCTCTCGACATCTTTGGCATTTTACCAGTACCGTCGCACTTATCACACGGTCTCTTTACCAGCACGAAGGCTGCATTCGGATCAATAGGTGCTATGCCATCAATCTCTGTGCAAGGCTCTGGCAATTCTAACTCACCGGCACCGTGACAGAGATTACACTCAACCTCGCCAGTTTCAACCTCGGCATACTGGAAACCGTCGCTCAATTCACGCAATAGCGTCATGCCTTGTATGACGGTACGAGCATTCTTCTTGAGCATATTAGCCGAGCGTACCATATCCGGTGTTGGCTTAATCTTTACTTCTACATAACGCTTCTCTGGCAGGTCTAGGCAATCCTTTTTGAAGAGTACCGTGACCAATCCCTTCATACGCTCAAAGAGGTATGCTACCTCATTCTTGGATTTCACGAAACAATGAGGCTCGCCAGTAGGCGTCTCTTTTGTATCGGCAGTCTTGACTTTCCCATCAGTACCGCCGAAACTAAAGCCCTGTTTTATAATCTCAGCGTTAGTTTTGGGCTTCTCACTCAGCATATGATTAACATGCGTTGAGAACTGCCCGCAAATAGCACACTTGTTCTCGTCGTCGAGCCAGGTGATTAAGTGTGGATACACGCCACCTGCTAATGATTCACGCTGTTCGACAAGGCAGAGTCTGTTCTTGAACTTGTGTATGTCACCCTCTTTAATGAAGCCTGGGCACGCTACTTCACATTGCGAGTACCAGTCAACTGGCGACTTCGGTGCTGGCGTACCAGTCATAAGGACTATGTAGCTGTTCTCAATGCCCCAATCCTTACGCATACCTTCTGCAAGATGCATCGAGGCTATCGTTCTTTGCGCAGTGGGCGTCTTAATCCTTGAAGACTCATCGAAGACAACGAATCGTGGAGCCTTCTTACCGGGCAACCACTCACGCATAGTCTTTACAAGATTATCGTAGGTCATCATGACCGGCTTGATCTTTGCGTCCCACTTTTCTAGCTCTAAGTTCACGGCTTTCACGCCGGACTTCGGGCCGATATACCATATCTCTGATGATGGTATGCCGCTATATTCCGCTAGCTCAATGAATGCTAGTGACTTGCCTGTACCCATTTCAGCGGCCCACAGCACATAATGATATGTTGCACCATTCGAGAATAGCTGATACTGATGTTTGAAAAGATTACGCTGACTGCCCACTTTGATAGGCTCACGGTCATACCATTCATAGACTGGCTCACCCATTAGGTAGCGCAACTGGAACAAGTTTCTAAATGTATAGGCTATAGACCATAGCTTACGCGGATTCTTCTCCTCGAAGCCGTGCCATTTGGCTCTCTCCATTCCCTTAATCTCAGCGAGCAATGCTTTGTTATACGGGAATGTAACCTCGATCCGGTCTTTAACGCATTTGAGCGTCGTAGGTATCATGTACCCCGCCGCCCGCAGTTTCACTACCTTAGTTTCGCCGTCTTTAATCATAAATGCCTTAATGTAAAGATTCCGTCCTCATGAGTTTCTCTGGTATAATCAGCGAAGCACTCTTTGAGGCCGAACTTATTTAATAGGGTGTATATGTCATTAGCGTAACGGATTAATGGACTACTAATCCTACTGTGTACGATTATGAAGTCTATATACTGTGTCAATGTGCCGGAAATGATATTGAAGTTGCCATGATTCCTAACTTTTAATCCACTATTGATAGCAATACCCATATTGGCACTATCATCAATAAAGATTAACTGTATATAATCTGTGGTCTTATTCTCATAAGATTTGCGGATATTCTCAAGTGCTGTACGATTACCTAGCGCACCGAGGATAGCAGACATATCATCTATGCTAATGCCTTCCTTGTCGAGAATCCTTGTAGGTGATTCATAGCCTTGCTTTTGTACAAAGGCTATAAAAGTTGCCCAATTAACCATTGTTGCAGCGATTGGTATTATCACGTTAATCCTTGTTTTGGTGCTACGGGCGTGAGTCGAACACGCGACCTTTGCTTTACAAAAGCACTGCTCTGCCAACTGAGCTACCATAGCAACGAAAAGAACCCAGACACTTTGACACTTTGACATGCCTGGGTTCCATTTCCAATATACTAGCGCGCTCGTTCAGTACCAGTTTCAGGAGCCTTCTCGACTTCCTGCTTAGGAGGATTATTGAACTTGTTCAACTCTTCCAAAATACGCTCATTCGACGGGATCGTGAATGGCGTACTGCATGGGCGGCACTGCGGGCCATACCATGTGTACTTCGCTGTACTAATCTTCTTACTGCCGAGTGTCGCTGCACTTTGCAGCAACGCACGAACAGCCGGTGCTTCTTTCCGGGCTGTTTTAGAACCCATGAGGAAGGTTGCAAACTTATCTTTGCTAGGAACATAGATTAGGAACTCAGGTCCGAACATGCAACCGGAGTCTGGCTTCTCTGAATTAGCAACGATCTGCTTGAACTGTGGATCTTCCGGATCGTGGCAGTTGAGGATTACTTCGCCGATCTGCATAGCTTTGGGACGCCATGCGATGATTAGCAAGTCAACCTCTTTACCGACGTCCGTATAACTTTCACCACTCACCAGTGCGTAATTGTTAATCGGAAACTCGCCACCTTTGCACTTTTCACTATTGCTGGTCATCAACTGCAAACGCGGCAAGTATGTGCCACTTGTCTGTACTGCATCAAATGCTTTGTCATCAAACTTCTGGACTGCCCCACCACCTTCTGGGAGATTAATGAGTCCGCCATATGCGAGAAGCATGAGTGTGCTTGAAAGATTTTGCATGTTAATCCTTGGATATATGCTTGTATGATCAAAATGCCAAGGGTTGCGGCTACTTTCCCCGCCGGTCAATCGAGAAGTTACGATATAGTGCTATTGTGGTATTTTGTCGGGGCCTACAGCTTTTTAGTCTGCGTTTGCACCTGGAAATGATTAGTTGCACTTCTGTTGGCATAGTTTTAGAGGGAACTGCCCAGAAACCTTGGCTCCTGCTGACAATGTATTTTCAGCATGGATTATCCGAGAGTCGTACCGGCTATTCTTACGCGTGTCTTATTCACCGGAGGCCTGATAAAAAGGCTGCCATTAATGGCACGCTGCGTTACCGAGGTTTTAACTCAGTCGCAGTTTTGGTTTCATGCCCTGACACCTATTAATCTCGGTGAGCACTACTTGGCGGATCTGGCAGATCGAGCTACTCTTTTTATAGACGTTGTACCCGTCTCCCATTGGTATATGTACAGTCTGATAGCTAGTATCAGAACTGGTGTCTACACTATGGTATTAATCTTCAGCCCTCAGCTTTGGAAGCAGCCTGCGCGCCCTCAGCGAGCTTCTTGGCAGCCTTCTCGGCATCACGCTTCTGCTTCGCAGCTTCGCGCTCGGCCTTACGAGCTTCATCCTTCGCCTTCTGGGCCGCGACGGACGCGGAATCCAGATGGAGCGCCCACTTCAAGCCGAGCATAAAGCCCTGAGCCGCAGTTGTGGCGTTGTTAGCCTGACAGACGGCATTGGCTTGCGCGCTGTTCTCCGAACCGGCCTTGATGTCGCCCAGCTTCTGCAAGAACGCAGTTGGCTGGAACTCAGCAGGAGCCGCATCAGCACCCTGACGCTTAGCTTCCTTAATCTCTTTCGCACGGGCGTTGATGATCGGAACGAATTCGTCCGGCTTCATCGTAATCGCACGGTCAACGAACTCTGTATGCTCTTCTGGCGGCAGCTTGCTCAGCGTGTAGGCGTTAGCCAGGCTGATACGGCCCTCGTTCACCAGTGTTGCAATTTCAGTGTTCGTAATCTTCAAGAGGCCGAGGCGCTCCTTGATCCACGACGGTGACTTACCCAGCTTCGACGCCAGTTCTGATTCCGTCATTAGAGGATTACGGGTCAGGATACGCTTAAGCTGCTGCGTGTACTCGATCGGGCGGGTTTCCACTTTGTGGATGTTCGCCATGATCTGAGCTTCGAGGACCTGATCCTCATTCAGCGAGACAACATCAGCGTTAATCTCTGTGAGTCCTGCTTCCTTCGACGCATTGAAGCGATGCAAGCCGTCAACCAGCTCGTAATACTTCTGTTGCGTATCATTGTCCATTTGCTCACGGACAGTAATCGCGCCCATGAAGCCCTTCGCACGGATCGACTCAACCAGACCGAGGAATTGCTCGCTCTGACGGTCAACAGTGCGCAGTGCAACTGGATTTTCGCGAATATCTGCCAAAGCAATCTTAATCAACTGGCCCATGTATAACTCCTTAGCAATGCATTGCTGTATAGGATTAATAATCATTTCTCATGGTTAGAAATGATTAATGTATCAAACTAGGCCGGATGACCTAGCTACAATTATCGGGTTACTCAATAATACTTTTATATCACTGAGAAACGACGACCCTTGCACCCACCTATAGCGCACAATGGCCCGAATTATTCCAACGCATTGCGGTCGATCCTAGCCACTATTTGCAAGAGGGTGGTCCTAGCATGGTCTGCCTATAATAGTGGCAAGGCGCAAACATGGCACCCCGTAGCGTTGACGCTGGACGCCTAGCGTCCGGCAACTCGGTATCCTGTCGCCAGTTGGACTAGTTTCTAGTAGTCCACCCCTCCCTTCATATGAGACACTTTATTATATTTTTATTTCTATTGCGGACAATAGGACAATTCGTAAAAATAGCCAAGCCATAAGTCTCTATATCTCAACGACTTAAAAGCGTTATAATTTAGTTTTTTATGCGGTATAGCTCAAATGGCAAGCCCACCCGCTACGGGTCGGGCCGAAAATGATATGATTAATGCTAATCATATCCTTGGCAGGTGCATGAAAACAAGGTGTGACGGAAGATTACAGTGTTAAAAACACAGGCAATCAAGAACTTTTTAGTGGCGAGTACTCGTCTGGACCTCGCTAATCTTTACAACCATGATATGGAAGTACAGGTTAATGTCGCACAGGACGGTGGCGAGCGCGTTGATGGCGAGTATAAAGGCCGTAAATGGCAGGGTTGGTCTGATGGATTAAGCACTTGGAAGCCATTCCGTGTGCCTATGAAGGCCAATACTGATCCAGAATACACAGATAGTGACATAAAATTTGATCTTGCTGTCCACGCCGATGCCATTGGTATGACCGGCTGGGATTGGAAGAACAAGGTTAGCCGTTGGGTTGCCTTCGATTTTGACGCCATATTGGGCCACTCTGAGAAACATACTAAGAAACTCAGCAACGAAGAACTACAGCGTGTCACTGACGCAGCTATGGCCGTTGACTGGGTGACAATAAGAAAATCTACGGCTGGGAAGGGATTACATCTATATGTAATGCTTGATCCAGTTGAGACAGCTAATCATAATGAACACGCTGCTCTTGCGCGAGCTATCCTAGGCATGATGAGTGCCCTGGTTAGCTATGATTTCGTATCCAAAGTTGACACCTGTGGTGGCAATATGTGGGTATGGGCGCGTAAGATGAAGGGCACTGACGGATTAATGGTTGTAAAACAGGGCACTATACTCACAGAACCACCTGCCAACTGGCGTGACCATTTGAAAGTTGTCACCGGTACCAGGAGAAAGAATCTCCCACAAGACATCGAAGCTAGCGGTAAGGCTGATGCTTTCGAGGAGCTAGTCGGACAGCGCGCAAAAGTACCGCTGGATGAAGACCATAAGAAGCTAATCGCCTATCTTAAAGATAATAATTTGCTTTGGTGGTGGGATCAAGATAATCATATGCTTGTCACACATACCATGCATCTTAAATCAGCACACGGGGCATTAGGTTTCAAGGGTATCTTTGAGACATGCAGCGAAGGCAAGGATCTCAATACACAGAACTGCTTCTGTTATGCCATGCGTCGTGGAGCCTGGACAGTCCGCCGCTTCGGACAAGGTGTGCAAGAACACGAATCCTGGTCACAAGACACAGGCGGCTGGACTAGGACATACCTTAATCGGGAACCCGATTTACCTACCGCCGCGAAAGCTTACGGCGGATTAGAAGACCCCAAAGGCGGCTTTATATTTACCGAGGGTGAAATGGCTATGAAAGCCGTCTCACAACTTGGCGTGCAACTCAACTTAGAGCGTCATTATGCTGGCCGTCAGACTAAGATTAACTTACATAAAGATGGGCGTCTTGTAGCTATTGTTGAACGCAAAGATATGGACCGCGCAGAAGATATGAAAGGTTGGTTGGCCAAGAAAGACACTTGGACCAAGATGTTCAACACTCAGACTATCTCAGCACCTGAGGTTGAGATTGCTAACTATGACGACATAGTACGACATCTAATCGCCGGACAGGAAGATGCTGGCTGGGTGATTAAGTCTGACGGAGAATGGCGTGCTGAGCCTCTTATACATATCAAGGCCGTACTCGCTAGCGACGGCAACGGCGCACAAGAGACGACGACGATCATCGGCAACGCTATCATGCGTGCTTGGAAGATTGTCAACAAGCCGTTCCAGTCTGAGTATCCAGGCGACCGCGAATGGAACCGTAATGCTGCGCAGTTGCGTTTCTTACCAACGAAGGATATTGATAATCTCAAGTACCCAACTTGGGCCAAGATACTGCAACATTGTGGCAAAGGTCTTGATGCCGCAATCGCAAAGAACAACTGGTGCAAGTCTAACGGTATCGAGAATGGCGCTGACTATCTCAAGTGTTGGATCTGCTCCATCTTCAAAGAGCCTATGCAGCCGTTGCCTTATCTGTTCTTCTATTCGAAAGAGCAGGGTACCGGTAAGTCAATGTTCTGGGAGGCCTTATCACTGCTACTCACGAAGGGTTGCCAGAAGGCCGAAGTGGCTCTCACAAGCCAGCAGTCATTCAATGGTGAGCTTGAAGGTGCAATTATATGTAGCGTAGAGGAGATCGACCTCAACAGCAATAAGCTAGCTTATAATCGTATTAAGGACTGGGTGACAGCGCGGGAACTACTTATCCATCCCAAAGGTGGCCAAGCCTACAATGCACCTAATACAACCCACTGGATACAATGTTCTAATAATCCTAATGCTTGTCCCATTTTCGATGGCGACACTCGTATCACTATGGTTCATGTGCCTAAGATACCAGTTATGGAGCTAATCGCTAAGAAGTCCATAATCCCGCTTCTTGAGAAAGAGGCTCCGGACTTCCTAGCTGAGATCCTCAATATAGAGTTACCCGTCTCACCGGATCGTTTGAATCTTCCAGTCATCGAGACGGAAGAAAAACTCAATACGATGGAAATGAACAAATCGCAGTTGGATCTGTTCATTGCTGAATACTGTGTCCTTGACCATGGTTCATGTATTAAGTTCTCAGACTTCCATGCACAGTTCATGTCGTTCTGTGACCCACAGGAAGCTGAGAAGTGGGGCAAGATTAATACAGGTAAAGAGATCCCACCAGAGTTCGTTAAAGCGCGTCATCGCAAAGATGCCCAGCTTTACATCGGCAATATTAAGTTCAAGAGTCAAGCATCCCAGAATCCTGGTAAGAAGTTCGTTGTTAATGAACAATTCTTAGACTTGGTGGATCTATGATAGATGAAATACTAGACAAATTAGAACCTGGTCAACGCAGCGCACTCATGTATGCCTTCAATGAAGAGTTTTCATTTCGTGTCGATCTACCTGATGGCGGTTGGATAGGCGTACATATTCAACCTGCTGATAATCTAGTTATAACCGAACAACAAGGCGTCTGGTCAACCGGACAACATAAGGAACCAACAACATGCTCGTAATAGGTATTCACGGCCCTATGGGTGCCGGTAAATCTACAATCGCTAATATGATAGGTCAACTTGCACAAGGTCCTGTAGAGGTAATCTCATTCGGTAAGGGTGTCAAAGACACTGCACGCTCAATGGGTTGGAACGGCGAGAAAGATGAGAAGGGCCGACGATTACTCCAACTCATCGGTACGGAATGTGGCCGTGAGTGTATTGACCAAGACATCTGGGTTAAGCGTTGGAAGAAAACTGTCAATGAGTTTTTCTTCTTGCATCCGACTGGTATCGTAGTCGTTGATGATCTGCGTTTCTTTAATGAGTATATTGGTGTACGTAGTAATCCGCATTATCATCTTATCAAGATTAAAGAT